GGGTATAAAGGGGTGGGTTTGGGGGTGTGGGGGGAACATTGATTCCCGTTTCGTATCCCGGCACCAATGGGGCAGACGGAGGAGCGGATTGCGCCCCATCTCCCGGCATTGGCCCTATGCGCCCACGCAAATACGGATTGTTCATCAATGTGCTTCGTACCTGTCCCATAGTCATCCCGTTGGGGAATACCGTCCCGTCTTCTTGTGGGACCACCACTTCCGGTCCCTGTTCCCCTACGACATACGGCTGTCCGGCATTTACAGGCCCGCCCGCCGCCCTTCCTTCAATGGCAGAGCCGGGGTTCCCCGGAGTGGAAACCTGACCCGGTAGTTGGGAGGGGTTGAACTGCCGAGTCTCTTGGCCCACAACCGGGGAACCGGCGGCATCTAATGTCTCTGGATTCGGGGGCGGGGGTTGCGGGGGAGCCAATAACTGATTTATCGGAATGTCGGGGAATGGGCTTTCATTCAACTCAATCCCAAGACTCTTCGCAACCTCAAACAGCATCTTCCTTCTATTCTCCGGGCCTAACAGTTGGACATCCACCGGGTTCTGCGTGTAGTTCAGGAACTCGGTCCTTCTCATCGCATTCTGCTCCTTCGCTATGAGTGCCGCCGTCCCCTTCGCGGATACCTTGTAATCCCCCATCAACCCGTAAATCTCGAAGTTGTCTAAAATATAATCATAATGCCTTTCAAGGCACGGAACAATCAAATCCAAGTCTATGTTCATCACGACAGACCGGATGCCTCTCGCAGCCTGTGTAATCAACTGATTAAGCCCGGACGAAGTATTTCCCGCCCCTCCAACTGCGGTGTCCCCGTGGGTCCATGCCGGAACCCCGGAATGCTCGTCTGCTATTTTCGAGAAGGTATGATAGACATTTATTAACTGGTCCGTCACCATCGTCGGCTGATAGAAATTGACCGCTTTGGACCCGGCACCCATCTGTTCATCCGTTGTCGGGAACACTCTTAGGGGCCAGATTTTCCGGGACGCATTCGGTTCCAACCGATCTACATTCAAGTCAATCATCGGGCCGCTACCGAACCCCACATTTGAAAGGATGTTCCGGGCGCAAGCGTTACAGACCTGTTGGCAATCCGCAATCAACTCAGGAATCGGGGTCGCCCAGAACGAATCATTGTTTGTCCTGAACCCGGTAGTCGAATAAGGCTTCCTGCCAAGTTTGTCATAGTTGAGCATCGCCTTGATGATGTGCTTCCCAATCACCCACACGCAAACAGGGTAATCGTTATCCGGGTCTGGAATGTCCTCCTCAGTCATGCCCCATTCAAGCAAATCCCATCCGTGGAGTTCATCCCACAATTCAAGGCAATAAATGGTTTCCGACTTTGAGTTGGTTTCCTGAGAGTCCTTTTCGTCCCCCATCCCCTCACGGGTTTCGTAAGATAACTGTAACCAGTCCTCTTTGAGTTCCCCACTCCTGAACTCGCTCAATACGGCACGGATTTCCGTTTCGTTATACCCTTCAAGACCGATCAAATCGTGCAACTGTCTTGGTCTTATCGTGATGACATCGAACAAATATCCGTCATTGATTCCCAAGGAACGAGGAGAGGGGAAGAGGGCAAAGGGGCTTCTCCTGTCATACTGGGGGACAACCCTCTCCTCGATTGTGCGTGAAATCTGCCCCGTCTGGGGGTTTCTCACGGTTCTCCTTACACGGTCCTTACGGAATATCGGGCCTTTTATAAACCCGTTTTTAATAGATACGATGTCGTCAACAGCCTGTTCAAGAGCCTTATAGAACCCCCCTTCTTGGAAATGGTCGTCAATCATGTCTGCCAAATCGTCGGCTAACTCTTTGGCCTTCTTAACCACCCCGTCATGGACCCGTTTATCTATTTCTTCAGACTGTTGAACGATGAACCCCCGGAGCATTTCAGAAGGAATGGCTTGCCCGGTCTGTTGCGCCTGAGATACGGCCATATTAAGAAATTGCTGAATGACTCCCTGTGTGATTCGTTCCTTGATTTCGGGGGGTAGTTCCGGGATGGGGGTGGGGTCCACGGCAAAGATTCTCTGCCCCGGCTGAATGATGATGTCCTTGATCCACGCGATCCCGTTGTGGCACTTGGTATCGGTGACATTCAGAAAGATTTCCGGCTGTTCCACGCTTTTTATTTCAGCGAGTTTGTCCGGGTCGTATTCGCCTCTTTTCTGCCGCACATTCTTTAGCATCTGAAGCTCGATGTCAACCTTGGCTTCCCGTGCCGCTTCCCACTTGTCCATAATATCTTTAGTAAGGGAAGTGGTGAGTTCCTCAACGGCTTTTTCAGCTTCTTGCTTTATTCTAACGGATTCGTTTTCTTGATCGGTTATCTCTTGTGCAGACTGGACGGGAAGCAATCCTGTATCCATTCTCACCTCTCGCTTTCAAGGAAGGACTGTGCGTAGCTCGCACTACTCTATGTGCAGATGTCGCGCATGTGTGCATTATACGCTCATTTTATTTAATTGCAAGAGGGAATTTTAGAAATATTGAACACAGCCGAGGCAGTATCGGTTCCCATCGAACCTAAAATGTATCTCGTTCACATCTATGATCTCACCGCAGATACAACAGAAGTGTGCGGTATAGCTTGAGCTTACGAATCGGCATATCTCCGGTTCCGGGAGTTTGTAGTCGCCTATCTTAATCACATGAACCAGGACATGACGGGTCATTTCTACCACCAGGACCGCAGTTTAGGCACTTCTTCCGCCGTTCCGTCCGACTTTTTACGGTCAAACGCCCATATCACCAGACCCAAAGCCCGAACCGCAAACAAATCCACCTCCTCTTTTAGGCTGTCCTTCGAGAAATAAGCCAACTGGGACTTTACCATGGACTTTTCGGGGAATATGAGTCTGTTCTCCTTCGTGTATTCCTTGATTTTGAGTATTGAAGCCTCAAAAGAAGCCGCTTTAGTGTGCAATAATCGCACATCCATTGAGTATTCTCGCCTCCACCTGTTGAAGGACCGGATATAATTCTCGAATCTCGGTTCTATCAAGGTGTAAATGGTCTTTATATGGTGTTTGGGGCGGTCTTTGAGGGAGTTTACGAGGTCTAAAAAGGTGTTTGACTGGTCCTCATGGATGATTTCGATTGACGGCTTAGATACATCAAATGATTTTGTCTTATCGTGCGTCTTTTCCCCCACGGTGCAGTAAAAAGCAGGGGAACCTTTTTCAGGCCAGACCAATCCGCAGAAAACATGAATGATGGGCGGGGTGCGCTTTATCCCCTGTGAGGGCATTATTGGAATATCGTTTGCCATATTGTCTATACTATAGACTCCTTTACGGAATAGCAACACACAAAGACGGTTGGAATGGAACGCTGACACTATCTTTTTTAGACCTATTTACATCACCCCACATGGGTTGTAGGTTCGACAGGCTCCAACACCGCTTAAAATCCAAATCTTCCGGTTTTTCAAAATTGAATGCAGAGATTGGAATTATGTGATCAACATGCCATTCTCCATAATTATCCCAAGACATTCCATCAATAAACTTCCTCTCAAGAATTACAACAAGGTCGTTTATTCCATACCCAACAAGAGACTCCCACTTCCTGTTCCTCTTTGTTCCGTTTTGAAGGCTCGCAATAATACCGGACGATATTGCATGAACCAATCTCCCCTTGGGAGTACTGCGCCTCTTGGTGTTCGCACGCCTCATCTGTTCCCTGTATCTATCGGGATACTTCCGTCGCCACAGCCTTAGCGCATCTCGCATTTGTGGTACATTTCTGCGTTGCCATTTTAATTTACTTGCCCGTACCTTGTCGGGATTTTCATTTTTCCACTTTTCAACAGAACGAATAACCGTCTGTGGATGCTTTTTTCTCCATTCTTTTTGTTGTTCAAGAATCTTATCCCTGTTGGATAAATACAGTCCCTTCCTCCTCTTATTGATTTCATCTCTGTGTAAAGCATAATACTCCATACTTTTCTTCGCACTACACAATCTACATTGTGAATAACGACCATCCTTTATTTTTTTGCAATGCCAAAAATCATCTAACGGTTTGACTTCCCCACACACAGTACATCGCTTCATTTTACATAAGCTCCATGAACATGAATTCGGGCGTCCCATATAGACACATCATAAAATAATTAAAGGCATGTCTAAAGTGATCCTCTCCAAGGCGAAGGTATGTGTACCTCTGGGAGCCAGTCTCCTCATCTACTTCAAGCTTTTTCGCCACATTGTGCATATGCAAGGCAAACAATCTTACCAAATCAGATTCCCTTGGTAAAATGATATTTTGTGTTGTAATAACATTATGAGAGGCATCTAATGTCTCTGTTCTATTTCCTTGCACCAATAATTGGGGGTCGTTCCACTTTAACGATCCCTTCTGGTATTCATTGTAAAAATTGAGATACACCCTTCCTCTGAATCGGTCTGCAAAGTTTCGGGCAAACTTTGTATTCGGGAGAGCGTCCACGACGCACCGGACCACCTTAAACCTGTTCATCAGGGCGTCCAACTCAAACCATCCGCTTTCATCCTTCTCGTTTTTGGAATCGTTCCCCTTATGAACCCCCAAATAAATGACTTCCCCTGTGCGGTTCTCGCACGGCTTCCCGATGACGACATGGAGCGTGTTTCCCTGATCGACCCCCATGTAGGTTCCGACTTCGCTTTCACTTGCTATCCCGGAGGTTCCGCAACAGTCCAAGACCTCCTGCATGGAAAGCCTGTTTTGGGCTTCGACATAGGCAATTCCGATTTTGAGGTTGTAGAAATCAGTCAGGTTGGTCGTTGTCCGGTAGGTCTGTAAGATAAGGTCCGGGGCGGTCATCTTGGTTTGAGAATACAACTGAGAATACTGCCTTCCCCTTCGTTCCGTGATTTGTGGCCTTTTGGCAACCCATTCCCCGATAGAAGGGTCCAACTCGGAATGGCACTTCTCGCATGCTCTTATGACCTTCCCTTTCACCGTCAATAGACAGTCGGGAAAAGTATCCACAAGGTTCGTATAGTGATTGCACTTTGGACACTTGAGGAGCCAATACCTCATGTCCGTAGTCTGCCAGAGCTTGTCTATCCCGTAGTCCGGCATGGTCGGGTTCGATAAGAAAAGCATCTCCCCCGCCTCAGAATGAGCCATTCTTTCCATAATCATATCGACTGATTTAGGGGGAGCTTCATCCAATTCATCAAACACTACAAGGTCCATGGGCGCACTTTTCATGCCTACGCGCGATTTCATACCCCTTAAATATAGGGCAGTATTGAGGATTTTCTTTACATTCGCCGCATCGGTTTCCTTTATCCATGTCCCTATTGTTTCCGGGTTGTCCTCAATTAAAGAAGTTATCCTGATTTTACTGAGGTCGGTGACATCGCTTCTTGATGGGAAATAATACCCAATACCGCGGTAATTGCTTCCCCCGTATTTGGCGGTATGGAACACCCTTAAAATAGCCTTAGAGGTAAGCCCCAACTGGGTTCCTTTTATCTCCACCTGAAACGGATGGGTGTCCTTGTATGGCTCGATGAGGTATTCATGCTTCTTGAACGAAAACTCCCTTCCATCGAGGACGATCTGGTTCTTGACGGCCCAGGTTCCCAAATCGGGGCTTTTGTCCTCCTCCTCCTGAAAAGAGGTTTCAAGAGATTGCATGAGGTTCGCAAACAGTTCAGACTTCTTTGGAGAATAGGTCATGGATTAACCCTTACCAACCCTCTAAGGCTTCTTCGGGCCTTCAATCGTTTAATCACTTCATCCTTTATTAACGGGTCCACTTCTCTTAAAACATTGATGATTTCTTCCTGAAACTCTGCAACCATCGTTACATTGTAAATAGTCTCGTAGATTTTCACCTGTAGCTCGATCTGTTTCCTCACTTCCGCAGATATAGCTATGATGTTGGATTGGATTTTCAAAATTCCAGCTACATTGTCCCCGGCGAGCTTCTTGATCTTTTCGAGCAATACAGGGTCGTCGGGGTTCTTTTCAAGCCGCTTTTCAAGCTTTTCTCTCTTTAAGAGAAGTTCATCCTCTCTTTCAATAAGTCTGTTGCACCGTTTCATCTCATGGATGATCCGGTCATTCATCGTTTTTAACTGGTGCACGGTGTCTATGTTGTGCCTTGATAGTTCGCTTCTTGACACATCAGGGACCATAGAAAGCCTTTTTTCAACCCGCTTCCTCATGGTATCCACCGCCGCCCAAGTGCAGTTGAAGTGCTTCGCTATCTGGGCGGTGCTAACCCCGGCCTTATACATACGAAGCATTTCTTCTTCATCAATCTTGTCGCCCATTAAATCTCCTTTTTTATCTTAATCTTTGATAGATATGCTGCGGTAGGGGGGAAATGCCCCACTTCCAATAAATTTTCTTTCATAAAATTAAGCACATCTTTTACTGATACATTGGTATCTTTGTATTCCAAAATTGTAAGATTCGCCGTAACCGTGTATTTAGTTTTTTTCATTCACCCCTCCTTGTCTATACCATAGACTGTTATTTCCTCTTTTTCTTTTTGGACTTCCCCGCCTCTTTCAGAGCTATCGCCACGGCTTGCTTCTGCGGGCGGCCTGATTTAACGAGTTCGGAAATGTTACTACTTACAACTTTTTTGCTTTTTCCCTTTTTAAGCGGCATGGCTTCCTCCCTTATTTCTTAAAATCTAAATCGTTATCCCTGATTACTGCCAAAAGGGAACCGGAAAGACCCGCGATTTGGTTTTCTGTCAAACCGATCCCGTAATTCCCCGATACAAGATGAAGCACCTCATGGAGAAAGGTGTCGGCAACGCAGGTTTCAGACATTATCTGCCCCTTATCTTTCTTTAATGCAAGATCAATCCTGTTCTTTGTGAGATTTGACAAGCCGCAAACGCTATCCCCCTTGTCATCAAAAATAAAATCCCTTTGATATACCCTTATCTGTTGCGCTCCGACCTTAATCTGCTTCGGTATCTTCATCAATCACCCCCCTTTTTGATTGATAACATCACACCTCAAACGAAATTCATCATGCTTACTCCCAGCCACCCCGAAATGTTCCGCCAAGAATCGAACCATCGCAACAAAAGCATCAAGTTCTCCCGTAGGGGTGTCCTGTTCCTCAAATATCCGTTCCAGAGAAACACGCTCCCCTTCCGCATCTTCCCACCATTCCGCAATATACCCGTTCTGGACCCGTTCAATCTCGATGCTCCAACTCATATTTATGCTCCTTTTGGCTGGATTACCTCAAATTCAAGTGCTTCCCGAAGGTTGTCCAAAAACAGGGGGAATATCTGTCCAGACGCCATATCCCGTTTCCACCACACTCCCGCTTTCCCATCATCGTATCCCCATTGAGAATACCAGTATCCCGTTGTCTTTGTCTTGGGGTCACGAAACTTCACGCCGCGCAAATTCGTGTCCTGCGGCAAATCCTTAATCTTCATTTTTTTTACTCGGAGTTTTGGTTCCTCATTCGTCAGCGTTAATTCCTTCTTCATCTTCATTCACCTCCCCCATCCATCCACAGGCATCACATCTCCATCTCTTATACCTCTTAGACCAATACAGTATCCCATAGCAGTTCCCGTTGGGGCACTCAAGGCTGTCGTCCATCAGTTGTCCCTCACACCCATCCGGTCCCGCCAGTAATCCCGATCTTTCTGCATAATTCGCAACGCAATCTCCGATTCTTCCGCCGTCGCCTTCCATTTCCGGACCTCAGCCCTGCAAGCATCCAAGTCGTCAAGCAGTTGAGCCATGCTTCTTGTCCATTCGTTTTCCATCTTCCCCTCCTAACCCAAAAATGTCCTTAAAACAATCCGGCATTTCAATCCCGGAATCCTTTGGCCCCGTTATACAGGGGCAAATCTTCCCGTCCCTGAACCCGGTTCCTTCACATATCGGACACTTTTCCATCTCCACCTCACTTATTGCTGTGCCAATATTTCCGCCTCCAACGCTTCACTTGCCTCAATGACAGGTTCGTTATTATACTCATCATCCTCATCACCATAAAACCAGTTGTCTTGTAAGGCGTCCATTACTTTCTGTGTGGTCTCTCTGGTAAATGTGTATTCCTTTTTTGTAAGTTCCATAACTCACCCCTCACTTATCTGCCTGTATCCTGTTACCAGACTCAGCCCATCCACCGCCGCCTCCAACACTTCCACCCTTCGTTCCAACCATTCTATCTGTATCCCCAACTCCTCCTCAAACTCCTCTGCTTGAGTTATAGGCGGCCCCTTCATCCTGGCCCTCCGTTCCCGCTGATACTCCCTCATCTTATCCCTGCTTAACGGCATCTTCCTGTCCCCACTTCACATCATATCCAATTATGCCCTTCATCTTCCGGGCAAACTTCACCGCGTTCCGGTATGTCTCTATCCCCCCATCCTTCTCATAAGGCTGATTCGCCGCCAAAGGACCAGACACTATCTCTCCCCCTAAAATGTAAAGTGTCAATCTCCACATAATCTATTCCTTTAGTGCGGCTTTGGCTCTATCAAACTCTTTGGTATATTTTCTTCCCTGATAGCCAGTCGGAATATGCGATTGGTATAATGTCCAAACGCATTGATATTCAGGATCACCATGCACAGCCTCAAGTGCCTCAATTAAGTTTTCCAACACCCACTCCAGTTCTTTAATACGGGCTTCCTTGTCTCTAAGGATGGCAAGAAAATAGGTCTTTACGGCTTCATAGCATTCAACAGTTCCCGCTTGATCTGATAATGGAGAATGTCGATACGCCTGCATAAGATTATAAAATTCCTCACACTCAATCTCACTCATAATCCCCCCAGTCTATACCATAGACTCCGTGCGAATATCGCACTATTTCAAATCAGAACACTTCGGCCAGTTCTTATCCCTAAACTCCTTGTCCGGCATCGGCTACGGGTCAAGGATTCGATCATCTGATCCGGCCTCCCTTATCTCTACAACCTAACCAGCTCCACCGCCTCCCCCACCCCAACCAGTTCCACCGCCTCCCCCGCCTCCCCCGCCACCGCCCCAACTGGTCAACTTTTCTAATTCCCTGACACGGGCGGTCAGGGTGGCGATGCGCTGCAATGCGGCTTCCCACTCCCGCCTAAGCGTAGCTGCATGATCCAGGGCAACATCAATACACACGATTGATAGTAAGTCCTTTTCCGTTCCTATAAAGTCAGCCGCCTTGTCAATCAGTTTTTTAATCTCCCGCTCCTTCTCCGCAAGGGCGTCTTCCAATTCTTTTACATACTCATCATTAAATTCTCCGCTCATCCCCGCCCCCTTCCTACCTTTTCAGGTTCGCACACTTCGGCCAATGTTCCTTCCGGTATTCCTCCGGGGGCATTGGCCTTTCTGTTAGCTCCTTATTCTCCCTCAGCCATTCCATATATTGCGGCAAGTCCATTGTCCAGCAGTATTCTCCGAGGGGGTAATCAGCGGTGGAGTAAAGTCCGGGGTCCGGCGCACCCGCAATCCATAGCCGCTTCCCGTCCCGCAATATAGTCGCCTGCACGTGCCCATTGAACGCGCCCAACGCAAGCATCTTCGTTGCCGGGGTCGTGGTGAACAGGACAAACTCCGGCTTGTATCCCTCCTCGATTGCCCACCCATAATGCGCCAGGGCCATGTGCCTGCATACCAGTAAGCACCCCATCATCGGAACCAAAAAAGCAATCACCGCCACAACCATAACAACCCTGAATCTCAATATCGGCATTTATTCAATCCTCTTCGCCATCTTTCTCCCCCTTCCAATGCACAACAGATACAGGAGAGCCATCCAATATGCTTGCCGCATACACAGATACCCATTGCCCACAAGGAATTATTAGTGTCGGTATGGACACAGATTCCTTTTTTTGCAGTAACATCAACACCCCATCCTTAACCGCCACCTCATCAGCAAAAGCATAAATCTCCCCAATCGAACAAAGCTTCTTCCCAACCCTTATACACCAATAATAGTGTCCGTACTTTTCTTCGTTCATTTTCCCCTCCTTCATCGGCAATCCGTTTCCGTCCAAATGCCCCTTTCCCACCGTCCAGAACCCCCTTTTACCCCTTTTCATCGGCAACCTTTACCGTTCAACCCCCATTCCCTCACCTCTTTGACCCCATACTATCATGGTTTACTACCCCCTGTCAACCAAAAATGTCCAAAATATACAAAACCGCCCCAAATAAAATCATCAATAATATCCAACCTAATTTAATTAGGTCCCACGGGTCCAATACAATCTCCCCCCATACATCATCACAAAACCATCCATGTAAACCCATCCCAGTCTATCCCTGTAGATACCAATTCCTAATTGTGAAATGTATGACCACACTAAAAGGGGCTGTAGACTCTTGATGTTGATTCCCCCGTTCCCCCCTCGTCTCGACTACCGGGGGTAGTAGGGGGGCCTACCGGATCGAATCACCATCGAACAGAATCGGGACCAGGAACCCCCTGGGGTTGGCTGGGGGCCGGAGAGGGGGGGATACTGAGGTCATGCGGGGGGTGGTCTCCAGCCTGTCTCCTGCCCTGCTCCTCTCCTGGTTATGGTCTGTCCTTTCTCTTGTTCTATTGTGTTTTAATGTCTACTGTTTCAATAGAATTACTGGAGATGGGGGTGATATGGGGGGAGGGTGATGCTGTGTTGTTTCTTGTTATAGTCTGAGGGCCGGTTTATATGGGGTTTTATCTGTTGGGGGCGCGGTTTTTCCTGTGATAATTCCAGATTGATATATGGGGTTGATTGTATTGATGATTGTGTTCTTCTGGGGGCGGTTTGACATAAATGGAATTGATAGTGGGCCGTGAGAATTACGGATTGGCTTGTTTGGTGGTCTGTTGATATGCTGTGGATTAAATAAATGATGATGAATTGATTCTTATAGTTGGGGGCGTTTTCGGGGTTGTGGATAGAATTGAGGTATGGAGATTGCTCTATTCTTTGTAAAAACTGTATCAAAAAGTTGGACAACTAACACCCCGGAGAGACGGGGAGAGGGGGGAGGAAATGAAAACGGAATACAGGGATTATGGGCTTGAGCAACGCTATAAAAACGGACGGACACGGTACGGCACCGATCTCGGCGGGATGGTGCCCGGATGGTACTGTGCGCTCGCCTCCGGGATGAGCGATGATGGCCCCGATGGCCCGTTCCACACCCAAACCGAGGCCCTCAACCATTTGAGGACCCGATTTGAAAACGAGTATTGCCCTCCTATCGTGTTGGTGGTTCGCCGGGGACGGTTATATCGGGCCGAGGGGGTGCAGCCATGAATGAGCGCGCCATCATCATACGCAACGTGCCGGACGATTTGCGCCGGGAAAATGTGGGCCGCTGATAACACGGTGGTCCGAATTGCTTTGATCCGGGTTTCTGAATAGCACCACAGGGGGCCGCGCATCCTATAACGCGGGGAAAGGAATACAAGATGAATAAGCAAATGATTTCTGTTCATAAGGAGGGGCCGCGATACGGCGAACCGGGGGAATACATTGAAACGATCAAAAGGAAGTGTTGGGCCGAAGCCATTGGAAACTTCAATCCTATTTTCTGCCGTTATAAAGGGGAAAGGTGGCTCGTAAAATCAAAGGAAGGGGATATTAGTGATCCTTTCCGACGGGATGAATCATATCTTAACAGTCTTTATATCGAAGTTTGAAAGGGGGAAGAAATGAAAGCACATTATATTGCAATGGCTGGTTTGCGTGGTTATTTGCCGAACTATTGCGCGGCGCATGATAGCTATGCGGACGCAGTAGAAGACTTGGCAGCTATGCATGACCTCGGGAGGGATCGGAAACGGGAACTAAAACGAAATGGATGTATTGAACTAAACCTTCATAGGGACGGGAACGAATACGCGGAAATCGAAGAATGCAACTGCGGGAATCTAGAACAACATAATGATTTTTGAAAGGGGGAAGCCATGAAAGCATACAAAGACTTTAAGCCGACGGCGTTCGATGGCCATTATCCAGTTGATAATAGGGAACACTGGCTACTTGCCCCAGTTGCCCGAAATAGAGATAGTGGGCCGCTTGAAAGGTCAAATTTTCGTTGCTTTGCGGGTGAATTGGGGGAAGAAAGCGAAACAACCTATGAAATTCACCGTTTCGGCCACTGGGGGCCGGGCTGGTTTGAGATTATTCTTATTAATCCAGAAAACCAGGAGGCCGTAAATAAGGCCCTTGAAATGGAATCAGCCCTCGAAAACTATCCTGTATTAAACGAGGACGATTATTGTCAACTTGAAACGGAGGAGGCGAATCAAATATGGGAATCATGCTACGATTGGCGCGGGCGGGTTGCATATATCCGAAAACATGAAAGCGAATTTGACTTTAGAGATATGGCGGACCTTGTTTCTTGTGTGAGGGGTAAATACTTTGCGGGTTATGCCAGCGAATTGATAGCATGAAAGGGGGCGTATTATGACAAGACAAGAACGGCTTTTACCGGGAGGGGTTCCCCGCTGGATAAGGTGTTATGATAACGGGGGGAAAACTTTTGACAGGTTCACGGTTGTCTTTTCTCACGCGCATAGTTTTGGATTGATGGGTTATACGGTAGGCAGGGGAATGTCCGAGCATCCCAGTCATCCGCAGGGGTTTGGTCAATGGTTTGAATACCAGAGCCATATTTACAATGGGCGAAGCGGGGGAAAGCGGATCAGGTTCCAGGATTTGCCTGTGGATTGTCAAAAGTTGGTTTTATACGATTATAAGGACCTCTGGAAACTATGAAAGGGGGAAGCCATGAGATGTAATCAATGTGAAGCCTTAATGATTAATGGGATTTTTTGCCATGAAACCGGATGCCCTAACTCCCGGAAACGGTATAACCGGGAAGCGGAAACATGGGAAACAATGCTGACTTGTCGAACCTGTGGTTATGATTACCCAGAGGGGGAAACCTGTTGTGAAATGGAGGGATAAGAGATGAAAAAATTTGATGAATTGGCAGAGGAGCAAAAAGCGGCGGCGGTTGCGTACCATGTAAACGATCTCCTAAAAGCCATTATAGAGGAGGGAATAAGGTTTAATGACAAATTAAACGGGGATGACCTCCAGGCTCGGATTGACAAAGCATTTGACAAAGCGGAAAGTATGAAAACACCCTGGTTTGCCCATGAATACATCATGGACACTTGCCGGGATGACCTCGAAGGAATGGCACAATGCAGGGCGGAAGATTGTCTATATGCTGAAACAGGAGACCCGGAAGTGATAAGGGGGATCGCATGATTCAGGAACTTGTAAAAGCGGCGATTGTAGTTATTGGGTTTTTCATGATAATGGGGGGTTACATTCTTTTGTAAAAAAGGAGGGAACTATGGAACACGGGAAAATTAAAGTTGAAATCGCGGAAGACTATCCGGGGGCGCAATGGTATGACATTACGATTGAACTTCCTGGATATGGTGGGGGGAATCGTTCAAAATTCAAATTGATTCCCCTCGATATGGTGCTGGGGGCTGAGGACATAATCGAAAGTCCTTTTTTTCGGCCAGAGTGTGCAAAGGCAATTAAACGGGGGCTGGAATCAGCCTAAAAACAGTCTACGCCGTAGACGGAAAAGGAGGGGTTATGCAAGAAACATTGGTTTTCAAATGGGGCACTTCACGCGGGCGGGATACTATGGCTACACCATTTGCAGCCTTTATGCAAACGGGAAACGAGTTGCATCGGTTAACGGGGGGGGTTATGATATGAAAGGGGCGGCACTTGGAAACTATATCGAAAGTCGTTTTCAAAAAGAACTTTGCCAGCTTTCAATCCCTATGAACCGCCGAAACGGGGAAGACATTCAGGAGTTTTACGGGTTAACCTTTCACGATCCGACCTATAATCCCGGCGACTATATCCCGGAGCCCGACGGCACTTTCATTAAGGAAGATGATCGGGGGAAAACAGTTTCGCAACTTGAAAAGGAAGGGAAAAGCCTGGGACTTGATAGGTACCAGGCTTTCTATCGCGCCTCCTCGAAAACGCCGACGGAAAGGCACGTAATTCCCTTAATTGACGGGGCGTGCGGTTTCAGTAGTGTTGAAACGATTATCAAGGCACTTGGTTATGACCTCCAATACATAACAGGCGGGCGGCGTTCTAAGAATGATATTTATTTACTGACAGAAAGGGGGAAAGTATGAAAACCGAAATGATGGAGGGGCCGAAGGTTTACCAATTTACAATTCAGGAGGGGAAGGTCTGCCACAGGAGGGAGCAAATCTTGACGGCGCTCGGAAGGGCGGTCTGTTATGTGGCCGCTCTGGGAATTGTCTTTATTTGCCTTTTTCTGGCAAGGTAGGAGGGGAAACCATGAAACATACGCCGGGACCGTGGGTTATACAAACAGATAATAGGGGTTTTTATTGGATTGATAAACTAACAAATGATGGGGGGTTTTCGATCTGTAATCTTGGAAATGTCGAGGAAGCAAAAGCTAACGCCGCGCTTATCGCCGCCGCGCCGGAACTGTTGGAGGCGTGCAGGGACACCTTAACGCGCTTGGAGTGGTGGGAAGAGGACCGAGAAAATAGGTGCATCGATAACGCATTTGCGGTTCTTAAGTGCGCCATTGCCAAAGCAGAGGGGAGGGAATAATGAAAACAAAAAACACAAAAGTCGAAAGGATGCTACAAGCACTATCCATTGTGGTTAAGGATGAAAACAAGAATTTGATTAAAGCCATGAACTCCGTAATTGCAGATGGACGCGACGGATATGACTACGACTTTGTTTCAATGGCTGAAAGTAGCAGGATAACGGTTAAGGGAAAATCCTACTAACAGAGGAGGAAATGAACCATGCTATACATCGAACGAGCAGGAATCAAGGTTCCATTTTTCAATACCGTTCTTAAAGCCAATAAGGATTATGAACGGAGGCGGGATTGTCTTATCCCAGAAGCGGAAAAGTACGCCGACAGGAGACACGGTAAAAGACATCGGAACGGGGAATCTCCAGAAGATCACGCGGCACGGTGGAATAAATGCTTCTCAGCCGCAATGGAAAGGGCGGTTATTAAGGCAAACCTGAAAGCATAATTAGGTCCGCCTTTATCAAGTCAAGGTCCGTTAGGCTCAGTTTTCGATGCTTAACGGACCTTTCTTTCAACCTATCAAATCCGTCTTGCCCGATCCGCTTAATGATAGCATCCCGGGCCCTCTCCCCCTCCCCTCCCCTATGTATCCGGCAGATGTGGCATTGCCAACAGGTCCAAACGAGGTTATCCTGATCCCATCTCAGCCACGGGTAAACCTTTTTCGGGAAGTAGTGGTGCTGTTGGTTCCCCGGACCCCCACATAAAGCGCAATACCCTTGCCAAAGTTTCCGGCATACCTGAGAACCTAAATGATCCAATTCATCGGAGAGGATTTTCTTTTCAGACCGGGGCCGTTTCTTTTTGCGGGGCTTGACTGGTTTTTTGCGGGGCTTTTTTGTGTTCATCCTAAGAACCATTTCCCGCATTTCGCGCAACGGGTAGCAGGTAATTGTTCCAGATGCTCACAAATATCCGTGCAAAGCTCCCCTTTCCCTTCCCGTTCAAGCAGGTTATTCTTGAGGGCTTCGACGGATAAAGGTTTTGCCATTGCTAATAGCTCAGATTTTTTCTCATCGTCGGCATCATGGACATAAGGTAAAAGCAGGGTAATCTTGGATATGTCCATCTGGTTTTCGGGAATCGCCAAAAGGGTGCCGAACTCCTGATAGACTTGGGCCATTCGGTGCGCGTGTGCGGGGCTGATGTGGAGGACTTGCTTGCAGAAATGGCCGAAAGAGTGAACATGTGGCCCCTCTAATTTCCACATCTGCTTGGATTTGATTAGTGAAACGGCCTTTCCGCATTTGAGGTATCCTTCGATGCCCGCCCTCATCCCGTCCTGAAACTCTTGAATGATATTGAAATACTCATTTCCGACTGTTAGCATTGGACCTCCTTGTTATTTATTAAAAAACGCCCTCAATACTGCCGCAGTAACAATGGCGGCGGCAATGTAACTCAAGCCTCTTTCTGTGGGGTCGCTTGCACTCAGATTGCCAGTTGCGCCAGCACACCCAACCAGTAAAAACATCAAGTATGGTATTGTCTTCTTCATTTTCCCCTCCCTTTATAGTTTAATCTTTTTACCATTACGGATGAAATAGCAGTAAGAGCCTTCGCAGATACAGGAATCTATCCCGTGATACTGGAACTTCTTCTCGAAAGCGGCCTTTTCTGACTCGGAAAGGGGAACGGGTAAATCCTTTATCGGGGCCGGGAAGATTAAAGACAGTAAAAGCAGATAAGTAATCAGGCCGACCGAAACCACAATGGCTATTTTTGCCTTGACAGACAGTCTATACTGTAGACTCATTGGGACCTCCTACATAAACGGTCCGCCGGGATATAATGCGTGAACTCCTGATTTCAGATGGACGCATATCCGGCCTGTCCCATTGCAATTCCGGCACTCTCTTGGATATTCACCGCCCCACTCCAATCCACCACAACAACCACAATCACGCTCGACCCATCCGGGGTAATCATCTATCGGATTGTCTGGAACATGCACGACCTTTGAATTTTTACTGTCCCAGTATGCCATCTCTCCCTCCCTGTTGAATTACTTTTCCTTCATGGACGATTCTTGCCGTGCGGCCCGATTCAACCAATGTCTCATAGTTGGCTTCCGCCCATTCATAGTTTTTGTGCTTACTGTAAAGAATCCATTCATTGTCTTTGATGTATTGAACAAGATACATGAATCCTCCTTATAAGGGTAATACTTCTTGAGCCAATCTATCCACCGCTATTTTGCAATACTTTTCTTCAATCTCTATTCCAATGGCCTTGCGGCCTAACTGCTTGGCGGCGACCAAAGTAGTGCCGGAACCCATGAAGGGGTCAAGGATGGTGCCTGCTGGTGGACAGGAAACACGAATCAATTTATTGCAAATCCCGACCGGTTTTTCTGCCGGATGTGTTCTCCCTGAACCGGCGATGGTTGTAAAAACCTTGCTCATTAAGCGGTAATCTTCGCACAGGAAATAGCTTCCCGGTTTCCTCATGCTCGCAATGTATTCGAGATCATGAAGAAAGTGATTATTTTTAGCGGGGATTGGGTTTGTTTTATGCATCACAAGGAGGTCATAAAGAAGCCCTTCCGATTCGGCATGATTAAGATATTTCGCTATAAGGGTCTTGTTGCAAAAAAAGTATGCCGTCTTAAATTTATTCCGAAGACCGTTCAATATTTCAAGCGGATCGAACTTGTCACAGGAGAGCTTTTTTAAGTCATTAAGATATTCTCGCGGCTCTCTTGTTAAGCCATGCCACTTTACGCCATAGAAACCACCACCACACGCCTCAAAATTATACGGCGGGTCAGTCAGCACCAAGTCCACAGGCTCAAGGTGCGGCAGGATGTCACGACAATCGCCGTGGTAAATCGTTATCCCGGCATGGTCGTAATAAGGCTCTGGCAAACTCATCCTAATTCCTCATAGTATTTCGCTACCCTTTTTAATCCGCTTTCTGTCTTCTATTCTACGGCCACGATCATCATTCAACTCTTTACTTTTCTCTGTAAGGGCGGCAAGATGGTCGGTGTAGAGGACATAATCGCCATCATTGTCTTCCAACATGATACCCGATGGATACCCCCTATCTTGTGGGTGGTATTCTACAGATGGGTCGTATCTTTTAATCTTTTCCATTTACCCCTCCTAACAGTCTACAGTATAGACTATTCAGTTATTTCACTTTTGGGCCTAAATTCCTGTTCAATGGAATAGTTGTTCCTACTCCCATCGAAAAGCCCCATGACCACCCTCGGCTCCACCCCATGCTTCTTTGCGAGTCGGCGGCAGAAAACAAGCCATGCCTGTCTCTCTGTGTGAGCATAGACATAGGCTCGTTCCATCTCGCATTGATACATGAAGATGCCCTTCCAGAGTTTCTTTTCCATCACATCCTCCAAAAGCCCCAATCAATCAATGTGTTAAACATACTCCCATTATTCCTTATTTCGTATTTGAGCCTTTTGCCGTCCATTTTGCCTATTTTGGGATGCTTACACTTGATTATCTCCGCAACCCCCACCACATCTTCGTGACTTCCTTCTATTTTCTTCAACGAAATGGCTAATCGGGGCTTCTCCAAAATCAAATCCCCGGATCGTGGCAGTCTCGCCCCTACCTTATGCTGGACGCAGACAATCGCAATTCCTTTTTGTAGTTTGTCATGGATTTGCCTCATGTATTCGGCGGCCCTCGTGTAATCCCCCTCTGGAAACTCCAGGTAGTCTATGATATTCAGTCCGTCCGGGTCCATAGCATTAGTCAGATTGTTCTTTAAGGCAATGTATTTCAAGGATTCATCCGGCATCCAAACCTCTTTGTCTATCCCGAACCACTTGAACCGCCCCTTAATCTCCCTTACCTTCATTTCACTTGAGGCATACCGGATATTGAACCGATTCCTGTTGTCTACAAGTGTAGAGAGGGCGAACAGCGACTTCCCGGAATTGAATTCCCCAGAACAGAGGATAATGTTGCCTTGGTAAATATCGACCAGTTCATGCAATCCAAAGGGGAGCTTCAAAACAGACGGCTCACCCTCTTCCTCTTTGAAATCAAGGTACTCAATGTCCGTGTCAATTCTGCGATACCACCCATCCTTATCCCCGCTTTTTTCGATTGTTAAGCCTTTTCGCCTACTTATCGCTTTTCGTGCCGCAACCATGTCTCTCGATGTCACAAAACCGAGTTCCTTGTAACAACTTGTCACACTGAAGTTGCCCTCTGTCACACTTATGAAGGCATCGACCTCGGCTTGGATGTTTCTTTCCTTCCTTTCTGCACGGTCATAGGCACTCTTGATCTTGGCATTGATCCATGCTTCGTCCTGCTCCCCCCAAGATGATACAATCGCTCGTAATAATTGGCGAATATACTCCGGTGAGTTTGCGGTTTTTACCAGGCAATTTGCCACATGAAAGAGGTTTTCATCCCTACATCCCTCAGCCCAGATGTCACGTTTTGTCTCATTTGTCACGCATTGTCCATCAACTTTTTGTGACCCCCTATATATATTGTTTGTTTTTAACATAATCTTTAAGTAAGAGATAAAAGATATAGGGACAGGAGAAAGTGCAGTTTTGTGGATTTCCAATCCTTGCTTCCACGAATAAGGAATGCCGGTTCCGTTAAGTGACGGAGGGGCTACGATGTAGCCAGTCTCCCCCCGATAGTCCATTGCTATTTGTTCGCATGTACCAATTGATGTGTCGTCCGCGCCCTCGTATAGAAAATATTGATGATCCCCCCCGGACGGGGAAGAGGATGTCGGGGTGATGATGTTGTCTGGGATTAGTTCAAGTGCCTTCTCTGGATTATAGGTCGGTTTGTATTTGTCGTGGTCCACCACAAACAGGTTACTGATGCGACCCGTGATGATGCCTATATTGTAGTTCGGGTTCTTCCCCCACCATTCCCTGATTTGTTCTACGGAGGCCCGTTCCGTCCGGTAAGGGATGACCTCGAAGCCCTTTGGGGGGAACTTTTGGCCCGGGGCCAACGGTATCACGGAAAAGGACATCTTCTCCCGATACCAGATTGCGGCCTTCAGAAGTTTGTTTTCAGGCATAGCCTTATCTCAGGAGCAAGTCCTTCGGGTCGATCCGCAAGGTGCGTGCAATCAATGTAAGCGTCTTCAGGGTGGTGGATTGGGATAACAGCATCTTTGAGTAGGTGCTGTCCGTCAACCTGAACCGCCTTGAAAACGCCGACATGGATAGATTCAGCTTCTTGCGCTCGTTTTCCAGTTTTCGTATATTGAGTCTCATGGGGTGGGATAATAAATCCTTTCCGGGGAAAAGTCAAGAAATGTTTTTTCTGAAAATAATTCTTGACAAACGGGGAAGCATCATATAGACTGCACCCAAACTCACGACACGCCCTCTCGACGAACATCAGGCCGCGAGCTTCCGAGGAGGGGCCAGAGCCAGGGGAAGAGGGGAAACGGGCCACGGGTAAAGTCATCGCCCAATGTGGTTAAGGTGGGTGCCTCGGATGCGGCGAGCGGGGGAAGTGGTTCTTTGGACTTGGGTGGGGGTTCCAGGGATGCCCCCACCCGCTACCAAACGGAGGTAAGTATGCACACCGAATCTACAGCGGGAAAAGACCCTACGGCATGGGCGCGGCAAATCTTTGACACGGTATCCAAAATTAACAAGGAATACAAGGAAAATCTTTACTGCCATGAGTGCGGGAAAAGGTTTCTCCCCAAAAATGACAGGGAAAGGCAAAATTACTACTCGTCGGGGATGTGTGCGGAATGTGAACAGGCGGCCCTTTGTGAGCCGTCGAAAGACCCGGTGATTATGTACCTCGGGGAGATTCTGGCGGAAGTGGTTAAGATCAAGGAAACCATCGGTGACATTACAGACATGATTGCAAAGGAGAGGAAAGATGAACGGTAAAATAGCGAAGATTGATTCAAACGACATCACCAAAAAGGACGGAACACCAACCACGCTGTATAAGGTCTCTTTCGTTGGCGATTCCACAGTCTATGAGACATGGGACACCAAGGGCGCGAAGGTTGGGGACGAAGTAGAGGGGACAACGGGGACAAGGGAATGGCAGGACAAGACATTCCACACCATCAAAATTTCAAAGGTGCTTCCCCCGAAATCAGACTTTCCGCCTTCAAGTGCTTCGGAACCCGGGGGGAAGAACAATTCTTTCGCCGCCTCTTACGCCAAGGACATTGCAGTAGCCTGTATCGCACAGGGAATTATCGGCAATTCAAAGGACATTGAGGCCGTGGTCAATCACTTCTTCACCGTGTTCACCGACCTTCTAAACAGGTCTTACGATTTATAGGGTGTCTTATGTATATCTGTGTCGGGTGCAAGAAAGAAATGGTTTGCGACAAGAACAGCGTTGGGGCGGATTTTGGTAACGGGCATGTGTATCCTTCGGATCGGTTCCGATGCCCTCAATGCGGAACGATGATTCTGGCAACCAACGGACACCATCGTATGACCCGGATTATAAGTTTCAAGACGAATACATGAGGATGAGGTAATGGAAATCAAGCGTAGCCCGGAAAGGGAAAGTACTTGACTAATTTACCTATAGGTGATACCCTGTGGCCGTGAAAATAGATATTCAAAAACTTAAATGCTTGAGGTGTGGCCATGAGTGGTATCCAAGGTTACCTGAGATCAGAATATGCCCAAAATGTAAATCGGCTTACTGGGATAGAGAAAGAATGTGTGAATTGCCACCAAAAGAAGAGCGTTGGCCTATTTACAAGGGATAGAACACGGCCAGATGGGTACCACCCATATTGTAAGATATGCAGAAACACACTACGCAAGTCAGGAGATAAGGAAAAACTTTTCAGACAAGGGGTTCGGTATAGAGAAAAGCATAAAGATGATTTACGAAAGAAGAAACAGATATTTTATCAAAAAAATAAAAAGCAAATTAATGAGAAAAATAAAACATACTATCAACAACACAAAGAAGAGATTCGGATAAAGGCAATGGCTTATTACCAAAACAACAAGGATGCTACCAAAGAGAGATCGTATGCTTGGCTTAAAAACAAACTCTCAAAAGATCCTGTATTTAGAATGATACACCGATTCCGTTTCTTAATAGGGTATGCGTTAAGGGGTAAAAAAAACAGAAGGCGGTGGGAATCGTTGGTTGGATACACGCCAGAACAACTTAAAAATCATATTGAAAGCCTATTTGTTGATGGAATGTCTTGGGACAATTATGGTCGTGGAGGGTGGCACATAGACCACATAATCCCAATCTCAGCATTCAATTTTGAGAAGCCGGAGGATTTGGATTTTAAGCGGTGTTGGAGTCTGTCGAACCTACAACCCATGTGGGAACAAGAAAATTTCAGGAAAAACAGGTTTCTTAAAAAATCCTTTCAACCATCGCTTCTACTGGGGGAATCATGCAAATAAAAAGAAGTCCAGAAAGAGAAGAATACCTTTTCAAGACAATCATCAACTCCTTTTTTGAACGGGACAAGGACAGGGCTGAGTCCATTCACCTATCCGACCTTCTCTATCCAAGACAGGCATATTGGAGAAGGAAGCACCCCCTCCCGGCAACAAGGAGCGAAGTGCAATACTGGGTTATCGGGCGGGGCCATGAGGATGTGTTTCACCATGTTACCGGATTGAAACACATTGAAGTTCGGGAGTGGGAAGGAATCGTCTATAGTATAGACTTCTTTTTAGACAATCCCAATGAGATGAAAACCCGCAGAGGCTATCTTGCGAAGGATGGGGAAGAACCAGAGCGGTATGAAAGCTATTTACATCAACTGAGGGGGTATTGTGCTTGCGAATATAAACAGAAGGGGGAGCTGTGGGTATGGAGCCTTTTAGAAAAGGTGGACGCATACAAGTCGGCCCCTGTTTTGGCGTGTTATGATGTCCTTTTTACCGAGGAGGAGTTGGAGGAAGAACGGAAATCGCTTTTAACGCGCAAAAACGGCCTTCAGAGCGCACTTGACTATATCTTCGACCCCTTTATCGAAGATGTTCCTTCAATGCCTTGGATGGCCCTTCCTGCGTGTCCTGGGTGGATGTGCATAGACACCTTGACTACGATGATTAAAAAGCCCTACTGTAAAACCTGTAATCGAGAATTTGAAGGCGAATGGGGGATCAATAAGCATTTGGATTCCAAAACAGGGAAGGGGCATGAAACGGAAGGGGCGGTGTTCGAGAAAACCGTGGTTCCAAAATGTAAATACTATCCAATGTGCTTGGGAGGGGAATCATGGCCGGAAAAGTCAGTATAGATTTTCGGAATGATTGTTGGTGGTTCCGTTTATACGGGGACAAGGGGCAGATGATAGATATATGGGAGGTGGGGACCGGGGATGTGACGGTGATGTTCGCGGCCTACCAGAAGTTGTATCTGATTGAACCGAAAAAGGAGGGGTGATTATGCTTATCAAACTCGTAAAATGGTTCATTAAAAAGTATCTTCCGGGGTATTCGCTCCACAGGAATCCGGGGAAAAGGAAACAGTCTATAGTATAGACAAAAGGCGCAAAGACGATCTTTGCGACAATTCAAGGGCGGGCGCGAAAGCGTGAGGGGAGCGAGTAAAAGCCGGAAATTATAGCAGTAGCTCTAACTTACCAATCCGGCCCCGCCCCCGATCTTTTGAAAAAGCTGTCATGGCATCCTGGTTAGAATCCGGGTGCTAAATAGGTATCGTGGAAGACGGCCTGTAGCGTAGTAGGGCAGACTCAGACCCTCGTGCCATGACAGCCCCTTTAGGAGGGGGGGTGATTAAACTGCCTAAGAGAAATCGCTGTGCAATGTGCGGTGAAGAAGTATTGAACTTTGACCTTCACAAGTGCGTACGTCTTAGCCAGTAGTAACAGGGGGCCGCATCCTGAATAAACACGCATAGGAGGGAGAGATGGACAAGAAATTTAAGCGCATAAAAGCCCCTTGTAGTTTCTGCTTACGCAAAGGTCAACCTGCCCTTATAGCCTCTCCCTTGCACAACAAGCGGCGGGTCTATATCTGCTTTCAATGCGTCGAGGTCTGCATGAAGGGTGTGCTGGAGGAGAGGTATTCATGGAAGGAGAAAGCCGATGAATAACAACCGAAGGTTCGCAGAGCTGGTAAATCCCGGCAAAGACTGTACCTACCATCCCGACTTCACCGACGCAAAGGAAGTGCTGAAGGTGATGAGAAAGATGTGTGACGACAGGGGGAGAAGCTGGCCGCGCTTTCGGGACTATTTAATGACAGAGGGTTATAAAATTGACCCGGTTAGGCATGAGCTGACAAACCTTGTTGACCTCATCCTCGACACCACAGGCAAGCTCAGGGATTTGGCTATCGCGTGGATGGAGGGGAGGAAGGAGGCCGCTAAATGATTATTCGCAGCCCCTTAACGTAATTCATTTATGCAAACGATGCCACAATGACATCCATATTGAAATGAGGATAGCAAGATGAGTGAGATACTTAATTTTATGAGACAACTGTATATTATGTATTGCTGGCCCGTGTGGGTTATCTCTGGCGGCGAAATCGAAGTAAAGTATGAATGGAAAAATGCTGAGGCCGAAAAACTTTATAATCTTGGAGCGTTGCTTCTTGATAATGCCAGATTGACGCTACCTCAAAGTGTGTTCAAGGAGGGGGTATGACAATAAACGAAGAATGGTTCAAGAAGTTAAGATTTGACGACAATCATCATCTTGGCCTTGGAGACATTAGACTTACAATCGGACAGCAAGAAGAAATCCTTGCCGCCCTTGCGGAGAAGGAACGGGAGATAAGGGGCTACGAACAACGGGCGATGGATGCTGACGAGGCCATGATCAACGATGAATTTGTATTAAAAGAGCAGATAGCCGCCCTGACCGCCGACCTTGCGGAGAAGGATAAGACCCCTGATTTTGCCAGGGGATTTAACGCAGGCAAAAACGCTACATTAAGAAGAAACCCCTCTGGATGTTGTTGTAAGTTCACGGACGAAAAAGAAGGTGAGGACATTATCTCTCTGTGCGCGGCACACAAAGAATATATCGAAGCCGCCCTTGCAGAAAAGGACAAGGCGATCCTCCATTACGAGGTTAATGCGTGCCCCGAATTAGAACGGCAGATCGCCGCCCTCGAAAAACGGATTTCTGATGCAGGAATCCTAAAAGTGGTATCTGAAAACACCGCCCTGACCGCCCGTGTCAAGGAACTGGAACCCTTCCTCGACTTAGGTGTCAGGCAGGGGATGAGAATTAAGATTCTTGAAGCCGAGAACGCCGAACTGACAGATTGCCTTAATGGTAGTAGCAAGGCCGTCTATACTGCTGAGATGTATGACAAGCTGAGAGATGAGAACGCCGACCTCAAGGCCCGGATACAGGGGATGCTCGATGCAGGGAGGGAGTGATGAATAGTTTTAAGCAGTATTGCTTATTCATATTTATAACTATCGTATCTACGATAGCTTACATGATCGGGTCGAAGAAGTTGATTGACTGGATAATAAGGTGGCGGGATGGACGGCCATGATGTACTGGTTCACCGCAGATGAACACTACAACCATACGAATATAATTACAAAGTTTGTATTCCGTAAGTTCCGCGACGCGGAACACATGAACCGGGAAATCATTGCTCGGCACAATTCCAGAGTGAAAAACAATCACACCGTATTTCATTTGGGCGACTTCCGGGTTGGGGGTGGGCCATCTTCTTTTGAATTGATGAGCCAGTTAAACGGGAACCATGTATTTATATGTGGGAATCACGACAAGAATAATGGGACCAATTCACCCATAAGGTTTTGTGTGATTGAGTCTTACGGGAAGAAGATGCTCTTGACACACAGACCCGAAGATGCGGAAATGATTATGGCTGGCGGGGGGATTGATTTGGCTCTTGTGGGCCATGTCCATGAAAAATGGACTTTCAGGGAGAACATGGTAAATGTCGGTGTAGATCAATGGGACTACTATCCTATTGATGCACGGCAAATCCTAAAAGCATACAATAGATTCAAACAACAATAGTTTCCACTCCGGTTATCTTCCCTTCCACGACATGCACGGAACAGAATCCCAATTCTACAGGGGGATAGCCGGAAATTTCCGCATATCCGATAGCATCCTCATCGTCTGAATAGAGCTTCGAGAAACTCCCGGTACAGCAATAGTATCTCCTGTCGGGGTCGATGTAGTCCCCGGTTTGAATCCCGTCAAGGTATCCCTGTTTGATCTTCCCGCTTTGTGTGTAGATATAAAGCTGATTTGTGGGGGGGACGACGAATAATCTATGGAAATGGCCACAAGCATGAATCGCGCAATCCGAGAAGAAGTATTTGAGCTTCATCTTTAGAGAAGCCTTCATGTTGGCGATTCTCTGTTCCTGGTCCTTTGCGTTACTTGCAAGAGAACCTTTAGTGGGTCCGTGCCACAGGTGCATTGAAAACAGTTTCTTCCCGGCGTGCTTGATGTCCACATGGGCCATGTAGCTCCCGTATTGAATGTTTAATTCTTTGCAGATGATGTCTTGGACGAGATTCCCGAACCGGTGGAGCTTCAGTTCATGGTTCCCGATTAGCCCACAGATGCAAGTTGAGGCAACCGGGGAAAAGGTTTCGACCGCAGATTGAGCTTGTTTAATCGGTATCGGACACTCAGTCTTGTTCCATGCGTACCTTTTGTCATCGGTGGTGATTGCTTCTACCCAGTCCCCCATGTGAACCCAAAATCTATGAGGTTCCTTCAGATAATCAACCAACTGATCGACACCCTTTTTATGGTAGGTTACTGATCCCTCATGGGTGTCCCCCGCCAACACGATGTCAAATGTTGGTTCCGGCACTTCAAAAGATAACCGTTTCATGTGTCCTCTCCCTACAGTTTATGCAGTACCTCCACGGACCATCCGCATCTTCGTCCAATGGGGTTCCGCACCGTTTACACTTCTTATTCGCCTCCCGCCACAATCTGTGGGCCTTATAGTCGAACTCATGCCTTTTTATTTCAAGACAGTCCGAACAGTATTTCTTTCCCGGTTCCGCTTGGTTGGGGCACCGGATACACAGACCCATCTTGAAATGCCGTTCCTGATACCTTTTTCTTCTATCTTCTGATTTCATACCAAGCATCCAATCTTAATCCGGGGGGAAGGTCAACCCCATTAACCTTCTCCAAGTCCTTGTTGATTGCCTTGATGTCCTGTTCATGCCTGTATCTCTCTCGAATGAGCCAGAACTTCATGGCTTGCAGGACTTCAAGACTGTTCACGGATACCTTCTGCTTGTCTATGAAGGATAACGCAACAAACACTATCACGATCCCCAAGACAAACCCCACCCCTATCCCGCAGAACAATTCCATCTCCCCCTCCTTTACATGAGCCCTTCGTCCGGTACATACAATATCCCGATAATCCTTTCCCACAGTACTGTCGCAATCTGCTTCCCGTCCTTGTCAATGAAAACCGCTGTTTTTTCCTTCTGGTCAAAGCCAACCGCCACGGCCCCCGGAACTATCCCCGACCTTCCATCCGAAAAGAAAATCAGAAACGCAAACAGGAACAGCCACAGATTCTTCATTAGTTATCCCCCATCTCCCCCCGGATCACCCTTCCTTGCCCCGCCTCCACTTATGAATGCCGCAATAGCCACAACCACGTTAATAACTATGTTTTCAGGGTCCACAAGGTTCGCCATCGCCACCATCGCTATCGCCGTTAGGCAGACTAACGCCGCTATCTTTTCCCTCACCGTCCCTGATCTTTGCGAGAGCTTCGTCAAGGTCTTTTTCATCGCGTTCATGCTCCCCATAATAAAAACACGCCCCCCCGAACATTCTTACTGCAAGGTAATAAGCCAAAGCCAAAGCCTGATAATGAGGCCACCATCCCGCATCTTTTCTCATCGCTTCATAAAACTGTAAATCGGCTTTTTCCCTGTCTTTTTCAGTACATCCGATCCAGTAGTTAAAATCGTGAATCATACAGGATGCACTAAAAGTAAACTCCGGGACCGGAACCCAGCCCCCCTTTGGTCCTCACCCATTTGCTATAAACATTCTCTCTGCCGGGGTAAGGTGTCGCCACCGCAGGGGTTCGCTGTGATTTCTTGGCACGGTTGGCTGATTAAAAAACTTTTCTTCGTTGTTAATCATCATCCATTCCTTATCATCTTGACAATTTCTTTGGCCCTGGAATTGACTTGTCTATACCATAGACTGTCAATCATTTCGTCGGCGGCGGTATCCCAATCCCCTCTTTCAATCGCTTCCCTCATCTTTCTAAATTTAAGTGCCCCGGCGACCCCGACATTAAAAACGAAATCAACCAATGCGTCTTTTCGGTTATCTGAAAACTTGTCAAAGTCTTTATAAATCGCCCTGCATTGCCTGAACACGGCATCAATGGAAATATCCAGTAAAAGTTCTGCCATTTCTTCGGTGATTTTCCCTGTCATTCTGAGGCAAGACGCAATATCCGGGGGGAGTTTGTTCGCATCGAGGTTCCATCCGTATCCGATAGTCATGTGCCCCGTCGGGCAGACATACTTGCAAAGCCTCAAACCCTCATGCCTCTTAATCATGTCTCGGAGCATATTTAACCCCTTGTCGTGTCAATGACCTGTCCTTCGGGAGAATGCTTGTGGTGTTTTACGACATCCCACAGGTCATCGTGTTCTCTGGTCTTATCGGAACACACATCATCCACCAAATCCGTTATGACCTTTCTCCGTTCCGCACATATCGGTTCGCCTACCTTGTTCTTGATTTGCAAACACAAGTCCTTCATCCGTTCCTCAAGACCATCAATCCACCGCTTGATGAAGAAGGCCAGCACCGCGACGAGTGCCGTAAACACCCCGCCATTTAGGAATACAACTTCAATCGGAACGGACATAATAGCCTCCTTTACAAAACCACCCCCGCATATCCACGGAGAACCGCGTCGAGCCGTGCCATCTGGACGGCGGTGAGTTCTTCGGCAACGAGACACAAGACCGCCATTTTCCCCTGTGCTGGATATTCTACCGCCCCGCCAGTTCCGAGGTGATATGGTCCGACAAGAGCCGCCTTGTTTTCCATAGCCACATACGATCCGTTGCTGGAATCCGTGTCATCCACAGCCACACCATTAAAGAAAAGGTTGATTGCATCCGCCGTCACCCCGGTCCCCTTGGAAAACCCGTATGTAACCCAAACTCCACGATATGCGGTTAGTGCGGTGTCATAGATGCGCCCGATGTATGCTCCCGAAACACTATCGTCCCAACAGCGGAAATATAGTTTCTCTCCAGTTAAGTAAAAATTATATTCCCGGTTTGTTGATCCCGTAGTTGTGTCGTCCTTGGCGAGCAGATATTGCGTGGATGTATATGATGTGTTAAACAATACTATTGCCGAGAACGCACTGTCCGCACTCCCGTTCCCGAATGTCAAATCCGCCGCATCGGGGGTGTTCCAGAGATGGGTGGCATCAAATGTCAGATACGGTGCAAGGCCGCTCACTCCCGGCGTGCAGGTCGAGGCGTTGATGGCGTTTAGCGAGGCATCCCGTAGCGTCGTGACATGGGTAGTCACCCCGCCGATGGTGCTTCGCTCCGTGATGGTGCTTACCGCCCCGGTCTGATCGAAAACGAGGAACAGGCGGATATTCGCCGGGGTGATAATGCCGTAAACTGCGTTTATCATCTGACCCTTGGCGTTTTCAAACACCCCTTGATGTGGTTGAAGCACCCATCTCTTGTTCCCCCCGTTGGCATCCGGGGCGATGATTCGTGGAGAAGATTCCGTAGCCGCAGAATCATCATCGAGGATATAGGTGTATGTGTACCCCCCTACGGTGACATACGCCATGTCCTTGTCGGCAAGACCAGCCCCGTCTATTGCGTCCAATGCCCCGGTTCCGCCCCCGGTTAATGCTATTGCCGGATATACATATTTAGCCATGTTTCAACTCCTTTTCTCTGTAATACTTCAGTTTAAGGTGCATGCTCTTTGCCATCGCGGTTGCGATTCGGCACTTCAATTTAATATCTTCGTTATCGGTCAACTTGTAAATATCCCTTAAAGTCTGGCAAATGGAGTGATGCCCCTCATATCGGGTATTCTCCATGACTTCTTCGCTTACCGGGGCCACTTTTTTATACGGCATCGTTCAAGTACCATTCAATGTATTTGTCCAACCCGTCTTGGATCGTGTGCTTCGGGTCATACCCGAAACTCTCTTTGGCTTTAGTTATGTCTGCGTAAGTCATTGTCGCTTCCCCTTCCATTAAGGGGGCGTGCTTGATTACCGCGTCTTTTTTTAGGCGGTTCTCAAGGGCAAAGACAAGATCGCTCAGTAAGATCGCCTTCCCGGACCCCAAATTATAAATCTCATATCCGTGCTTTTTAGAAAGTATCTTCACAATCCCATCCACAACATCATCGACATAAGTAAAATCTCTTTTTACTTCATCCCCGCCGTGAACGGTCATTTCCGCCTTATGGTGAATCAGTCTTGTAAATAGAGGTATCGCCATATCCGTCCTCTGTCTTGGCCCGTACACCGTGAAGGGCCTGATACAAGCAATGTCCATTTTGTGAAGGTAGTGATAGGTATAGCAGATAAGTTCCCCAGCTTTCTTAGATGCGGCATAAGGGCAGAGGGGTTCCGTGACAACTTCCGTTTCCTTCCACGGGACATTGGGGTTGTTCCCGTACACACTCGAAGAAGAAGCGAAGACGAATCTTTCGACTTCATTCCTCCTGCAAAACTCCAAGACATTCACGGTCCCGGTAATGTTCACATTGGAATGTAAGGCGGGGTTCTGGACTGATACTCTCACTCCGGCTTGGGCCGCAAGGTGAACCACCGCATCTATCCTCCAACACGAAAACGCCTTTTCAAGACTCATTGGTTCCGTGACGCTACCAGAAATCAGCTTGAAATTAGGGTTGGAGATGTTATGCTCGATGTTCTTCCACTTCAAAGCCGGGTTGTAGAGATTGTCGAATGAGTCAAAACAAATCACCCGTTCCCCGTCTTTCAGTAATCGGTCTATCAGGTGCGAGCCGATGAATCCGCAGCCACCTGGGATCAGTATTGTCACGATTCACTCCTCTTAAATTTATCGCAGTACCCGTTTACAAAATGTCCGTCTTCGTGCAAATCTAATCTACAACCACCCATATCAGAACCTATCTGCCACTGATAAAAATTAGCACAATCCTTGCAGTTTTCCTTATATGTGAGTTTCTTTAGGTATTTGACGGGTCTGCATTTACAAAATTCGCTAAAATCAGTAGAGGGCTCATAAGATTCACTAAACCCCATATTGTGTGGAAGCACCATAAATCTTCTATAATTTGGGCGACGAATAACTGCTATCAATTTGCATTTTGAACACAACTCAATATACCCATCCAGTTTCTCATACTTTTTTTTGTAATACGTCGCTAATTCAAGATTGTTCACAGTTTCAAATCCTCCCATCCCGGCAATTTATTGACATGAGATTCAGTCCAGTTCTTACAGGGGTTCCTGAACTTGTCAGGACTCCACCTCGAAGATGTGAGGTTATACTTGTGGCGCACATCCAAGTTGGCAATCTTCGTTTCAAAGAAGTCGGACTTGTAATCATCGACCCTTTCCGGCCTTCCGTGGGTTCCCGGTTCAAACCCCATTCTCCGGGAGAACCCCACTTCCTCTACCTTCCTCACCCTTTCTCGATAGTGCTTCAGGAACAACTCCCTGTACGCTACGCATTGGGACACTTTTTTGCAGTCCCAGAAAACGGCATGGCCGTCCGCTTGCCTCACTTGCCAATTATTTTTATTGTAATAAAACCTGTCTTTACATAACGGTGTGAACTCAAAGTGTTCCGGGGTATAAAGAACATCGTGTTCGCACAGCCAGACGAGTTCCGTGTCTATCCGTTCAAGACCGGCGAGGATTTGCTTGAACATTGTCAGGTATCCTCGTTCAAGGTTCAGAACAACATTGTCTCCGAACTCAACCGGTTTAAGTGTGACGGAAACGATAGGGAGGCCCGTGTCGAGAAGTCGTTGCTGAACCATCCTACCCAATCGGTCCTCAATCCTGTTGTCGGAATAATATACAATGCCCCGGTCACTATGGGCGGCGGATACAAATTGTCCATTGTCATTTCTCTGTCTTCCCTCCGCCGCAATGGACATTGTTTCGGAGATTTTATGCTTCGTTTCGTCTGAATGTTTTTTCCCAAGCATTCCGCGTGGGTGGCCCCTGTCGGCCCAGACTGCAATGCCTTGCATTTTTTCGCCATAAAGCCTCACCCTCTCATCTGTTTCTTTTGTAAGATTTTTATTCCACGGTGTGTGTCCAATTTTTGAATTGCTTATTTTTTCCTTTATATCGTCAGTCCAAGGGATACCCTTATTCCATGCTTCTTTGCCCTTATGAGACTCTCGCATCTTTTCAATAGATTCGGGGGAATGCTTTTTCCCATAAAACCCATTTCCCTCTCCGCTTTGTTGTTGACTCATTTTTAGCAAGGAATCTTCAGTATGTTTTCTTCCGAGACTTGAACCAGCTACCGGGTTTATGTTGTACATATTGTCCCATCCGATGTTCTGCGAATATGTGTCTATAAATTGTTGCTCACAAGAGACAAGATCATTGGGTTTACAAAAAAATTCTATATCAAAAGTAAACGCTTCCTCACCATATTTGTTCCACGATTTCTGTAAATGATCGTTTTCGTGGTTTCCTTTGTGAAACATTTTTAGGTGCTCCCCAAACCTTCTTGATATGTCGATTGCTGATCCGACATACACCTTTCCGTTTTTTTTGTTTTTAATAGAATAAACTCCTGCTCGATCAACACGCATTTCATCTTGCAACAGTTTATCCAAATCCCCCTGTGACCACCCAGGGATGGGCCAAAATTGCTTTATTACCTTAGAAAGTGGATATATCTGTTGTTCCCACTTATTCTCGAAAAACAAATCCCTCGCATATTTTTTTGCACCCTGTATTTGTCTTCCTGATGCTGGCCAAGGGAACCCAAAATCCCCCCCCTTGGTGCGGAAAAGGTGTGCATACCAAGTGTTATGATTGCAAACAACCACTCCACCAGACAAGCGTGTTCGCAATGAAACTTCGATCCCCTGTGACCCCCAATTACCAAACTCCTCGTCGCACAGATTCAGTTCGTGATACTTCTCTCTCGTACACATGAAGAATGAACCCTGCAAAGACATGGTTTCGGTGAGTTCCCCTTTTCCTTCGGGGCGGGACTTGAACTCCCTGAAGTATTGAAAGTGCGGTTCCGGGTCGAAGCAGTAAGAAGAACATTGGGGGTTCGCTTTACCAATCCACACAATGTCCTTGTGAAAGTCTGTTTTATTGTCGCACTTAGGACAGTCGGTTGGTCGGTTCCCCTGATACCTACGGTCCCCGCACTTAGAGCATACCCAGTCAAATACATGGAGGTTCCTCATTACGGGGACCATCGTGAAATTGTCCTGCATCTTGTCCATCAACTTAACATCGAATCCTTCATCAAAAGCACAATGAGCGTCTGTTTTAACAAGATATTTTGACTTACTGATACGGGCGGCATAATTTGTTCCCGCCCTCTGGCCCACCGCTTCGGAGAAGTGTAGTAAGGTCACTTTGGGATTGTCTTTAATAGGCGGGTCCGGCCAGTACCCGTCTAATACAGCTATAATTTCCGTATTCCCTCTGATGTTTCTGAGAAGGTCTTCCACCGTATTAGACAGGAACTCCTCATTTCGTGCCGGGATTATCACGCTCAAATCATAGATCATGCAATATCCTTCTCATAGCTTAATTTGTGGAACAGCCCCATCGGGTTCGTGTTTCCGTTTATGTTGTATCTTCCTACCGGGAATATGTAAATCTTAGGCCCGACAACAGCCTTAATGTGGTTCTCTACCGCATACCGATTGAACCTCTGATTGAAGTAACAGTCTTCCCCTCTTTTGGGGTCTGCATGATACCCATACTGACAATACCTTGCGTTATACCCGCCGAGCTTCCAGAACAGGTCTTTCTTCATGGCCCATGTATTCCCGTGGACGGAAGCATAGGTTCCCCTCACCGAAAGTCTTTTCTCATCGAACCCGTATGCCTTCAGTATCCCAAGGTCATGTCTCAACCTTCCCCTGATGTCCAAGACGGCTATGTGCCGTGGGAACACCATCTTCTCCCCGGTGAAGTTATAGACTGTTTCAAGGGCTTCCTTGGAAATGATGTGGTCGATATCGGTCATAAACAGATACTCGCCTTTGGCGTGCTTGGCCCCCATGTTTCGTGCGAGTCCCTGTGTCCATTTACGGGTGTCGTGGGTTTCCAGAATTGTAAGATTTTTGAGGTAGTTTTTCTTGCTTTTCAGAGGCGGGTCGGAACCGTCGTCAACTAAGATAAACTCAATATCATCAGGAAGATTGAGACTCCTGAAATATCTTATCTGCCTTTTGACGGCCCCGTGAGAGTCAAGAACCGGGATGACGACGGAAATCTTCATCGAGTAGTCCTATTAAAATACTGTTACGTTGTATCGTAAGGTTCATCGCTGCCGCAACACGGGCAGCGCCATAAAACTCATTCACATCCTTTCTCTAACATTTCTTCTCCTTTATACCCGCACTCAGGACACTCAACTTCTACTTTTACCCATTCAATCTCAGCATAAAAAGCATCAATCTGTTCTAGTTCTTTTTTGTTTAACATTATTTACCCCCTCGCTTTAGTCTGGAAATCTTCATTAAACCACCTGTCAATCAATTCACAAATATAATTTGTTTCTTGTTCTGTCACCCACCATCCGCACGGAATACAGACATGAAACTCATCGAACCAGTCCACCCCCGGAAGGGGGGTCTTACTGTCCCTGAAGATAGTCTTTGTGTCGTTCCTGTCGTGGACTCTTGAACACTCTACCCCGTTTAACTTCATGTATTGGATGAACCTGTCCGGTTCTTCTATGATAACGGTATAAAGCCAATAAGAGGATTTCCTGTGGGCCAGTTCCGACAGTCCAAAACACTTATTCAACCTTTGTGCATTAAGGCGGCTCTTTTCAATCCGTTGTTCAAGTCCTCTTGAATTAGCCAGACCTATAGAGGCAAGGACATCGTTCATCTGCCACTTGTATCCCACAACAGGGGGGTCTTGATTGCACCGCATATCGGCACCCTTATCTCTATCCAGCCCGAACCATCTCATCATTCGGGCATCTTCGCATTGACTCTTTGCCCACATCTGGTGCCCGTTGATGCAGAGAAATCCCCCATCTACTGTCGTCAAATGCTTTATAGCCTGAGTTGAAAACGCAACATAGGTCGCCTGATTGCCCACCTTGACACCTTTATACTCAGCACCAATGGCTTGACAGGCATCCTCTATTAAAGGCACTCCATACTTCACGGACAGGGCCATGAGTTCATCCAACATGCACGGCTTCCCGCCCCAATCCATGCACATCATAGCTTTTACTTTTTGCTTGGAAAGAATCTTCCCTACTTCTCTGGGGTCTATCGTTCCATCCATCATAATGTCCGCCCATACCGGAGTGGCCCCGACATTTAAGATGGAAGTATTCGAGGCCAAACAGGTCATTGGAGTGGAAAGCACCTTATCCCCCGGCCCCACCCCGGCGAGTTTCAACGCTAAGGTAATCGCGGAAGTGCCGGAGTTCACGATGACGCAGTTATGGTTCCCGATATATTCCCCGAACCATTTTTCCAATTCTCTTGACTTCGGCCCCTCTCCAATATATCCCGAATGAAGCACCGGGAGGATGAAGTCGGAAACATCAGGAGCCATATAAACTTTGAATAATGGGATCACTTTAATTCCTCATAGTATTTAGCAACCTTTTCTATGTGGTATTCTTCGGCCTTTTTAAGCCCTACTTCCGCAAGATGCTTATACAGTCTCGGTTCATCCCTCAATTCAAGGGTGAATCTAAATAAATCGTCTACAGTATAGACTGGGAAGAAGCATAGTTCAAACTCAGCCCTATAGTTATCTTCCCCATAGCTCACCGTCGGTATCCCGAATGAGGCCGCATTAGCCAATTTTAGAGGGTTGTGCAGTTGTGCGTGCATCCCCTTTACATGGGGCCGCCAACAGATTTGAATGTCTATCCCCCTATAAAAATCAATCACATCCCCTCTTGTAGTAAAATCTTCCGTCCAGACGAAGTTCATCCCTTCTTTTAAGAATCTCAGTCTCGTTTCTTCCGGGTCCAAATTGAACCCTTTCATCACCCCGATAACCCCTACGGTGGTCACGCTTCGGTCTGGCCGTAGCTCTCGTTCAAAGTTGCAATGATGTTCCGGTATGAAAACAACCTTCTTCTTGAGGACTTCAGAAAGATACCTCTGCCCCGTGAGGGAAGTTGAAATAACCCCGCAAGAGGGATGCTCCTTACACCATCCGACCAATCCGCACCCATCAACCACATCCACAAAGGATTTTTTGGGATAATGAACAGGCGGTTGCATTTTGACATAAATACATACATCATCTTCATACCCCTCTTGAGGGTTCAACCTGGCCCCCAAATAAGTCCCTATCTGCCTACCCCTTATCTCCCCGGACCCTGTTTTGTTGAAGAAAAAGGAAATCACCTGTTCACCTTTAGACTTCGTTTCCTGAGTTGCCAATCTTCCCTTGAATCATGCCCCACCGGATACCCGGCTTCGGTAAGCATCTCCTTGTAGTCTGATAATGCGGAATACATATTCTTCGCCATCCTCACCGCCATCCGTGCCCACAACTTGATTTCCGGGTCTTCCGTCCTCATGTATATGTCCCGTATCGTGGAACACAAATTATCCCGTCCAAAATACTTCGGCAATTCCATTCGACTCTCTGGGAATGGGATGATGATTCTCTTGTCCGTCCCTTCCGTGAACACATACTCACCCCTCTGTCTTTCCAGAACAGTCAAATGCTCCCCGGTAAAGACCTTTTCGGGTATCCCGTGAGGGAAGGCGAAACAGTAATTCCTCCCCCTCCTGATACCCCTGTAATGCTTGCAGACTAAACACTTTTCCAATGCTTCACCAAAATGTATTCCGGCTCAATGGCCCTTGTAATGTAAAAGGCTCTGAGATTGTTCGCCAAAGTGTACGCATCAACGGCTTTTACGACCCCCGTTTCAAACAGATTGCAGTATCCCCTACCTGTAATCAATCCTCCCTGCTTCACCCTTCTCCCCCATTCAATGAGGTCCATCGAAACAGCATTGAAGTCCCTCTGTGAATCAATGTAAACAAAGTCAAGCGAATTGTCCTCAAACTGTTTCGCCGCTACGAGGCTCTTGAATCTTTTGAATTGCGCCCTCTCCCCGTATTTATCAAGCCTCCTGTGGGCGTCTATGCAATGCTCCCCCGCTTTCGGGCCGTCCCAAGCATCCACAAGATGAAGCGTCAAGTCCGGGTTCGCAGATAACATCATGTCTGAAAACACCCCGCGATCCACCCCTATTTCCGCACCCACCTTGAACTTCAGGTCGGCAAACAGTTCCGCAAGAAGTTTCCTCCCCGTATTCGGGTCGCCCAAGTTGTGCCTTCCGGTCCCGATCCAGCACAGAATCGGCGGTTCCGCCACCCTCTGCACCCCCATCTTCTTCCTGATTATATCTTCCATTTCACCCCTCCTTAACAAACCACCAGGTATGTTCCTTCTCCCTTGTTATGTACCATTGCTTGATATTGTTCGCCATCGTGTAGGCATCAACGGCCCTCACTACACCCCCTTGAAAAAAATTGTAATAATCATGCCCCGATACAATCCCGCCTACCTTAACTTTTGGGGTCCATGCAATTATATCCTCAAGGACAAAGGGATAGTCGTGACGCCCGTCTATGTATATGAAATCCAAAGAGTTATCCTCAAAATCCTTCACGGCATCCATGCTCATTTTCTTGATTAAGACGGCGTCTTTGTCTTTGAGTTTCCTCACGCACCTTTGATAATAGACTTCCTGTGAATGGTCCGTTACCCTCAGATACGCCCCCCACGGGTCTATACAGTAGAGTTTCAGGTTCGGGACACGGGCGAAAATAGCTGAAGCGTTTGTTCCCATTCTTACCCCTATTTCCGCCCCGACGGTAAATCCCAACTCCCCCCACAGTTCATACAGGGTTTCTCTGGTAGAGTTCCACCACCCCTCAAAGGGCAGATTGTCCCCCGGATGAACATGGAACTTCTTCCAGATGGCCCGTGTCGTATCTCTTGGTTTCATTTAACCCTCCTCAAATATCCTTTTGGATTCCATGTGATGAAAAAGTTTTCCTTTGTCCGGTCTATTTCGTATTCAGGATGTTCCTGAATAAAGGTTTCAATCGCCTCATAAGGGCCGGGTTCCGGTCCCGCACTCACCCCATGCCTTGAATTACTATCCTCTACAATGAAGTAATCCCCCACGGAAACCATCGGAGAATAAGTGTTTAGAACATTCAATGTGTTCTCGTAAGTATGGGAACTGTCCTCGATGACCATGACTCTTTTCCCCTGAATCATATTGCTTACAAGGTGTGCGGGTTCCGCACAGGCATCCCCTTCAAGGAAGAAGATACGGGGGTGCAAAAGTGCCATTTCATGGACACGTTTCAATGAGGAGTCTATACTATAGACTATTCCATGCCCCATCAAATCACAAATATGGGCCAGAGCCAAACTCGACCCGCCCTGTCCACACCCGATTTCAACAATGACATCCGGCTCCCTCTCCACGATGATTTCCCGGTATGTCCAGAAGTCCATCGGGGATTTGGAACAATGAATCCCAAAGTAAGTCGTGTTCCTCACGATTCTCTTTTGCATTATATTTAATACATATTTCAATCTCAGATTGAGATTGTCTTCCATATAGGTCATTCTTTACCCCATAACTCATTGTAAAGGTCACGATGCTTCCAATTATTAAAATAGTAATCGTATTGATTTTCCCATCCTTCCGGCCATCCGTCTAACGGCTGAAACTTGTCTATGAGCCACTTCAGGGGTCTTGTCTGTTTGGGCCATTTATTGTTCATCCAGTAGTCTACATTATAGACTTCGCTCATTATCTTGTGTCTTTTGGAAAGGTGCCAATCCCCTTCCTTCCATGTTTTCCCTTTGTGGAGGTGGGCATACCAACACGCCTTATTGATAATAACCCTCCCCCCCTCCATGAGCCATGTCTTGAAATCAAGCTCTATGGCTTCATCATACATGATGTAGTGGTTGTCCTCGTCAAGCCCTTCAATGTATTCCCAATGGGAACGGGTCATAAAGTAGCACGATCCCTGAAAGATCATCAAATCGTCTATCTTGGGGCGTCGTTTATGAGTTTCCGGCCACCAGTAAGAACCGACCAATCCCTGAGGCCCATGCCACTTCGTCCCGTGGAACCCGGTTCCGAACAAATCATGGCAGTCAAACGGGAAGGTGAGATACATATAATTTATCGGCCCACGAGTCCTCTCCCATTTCACCGGGTCCAGGGAATATCTCGATGGAATGGAAATCCAATGCTCCCCCGCATGGTGCTTTTTCAGGGCGACATCCCATCCCGGCATGAGGGCGCAATGGTCATCCAGCTTCATAATGTATTTGCCTTTGGATAACTTGACCCCCCTATTGATGGAGTCACGCATACCCAAAGGCTGTCCTTTATGGACTATGGTGAGGTTTGGATTGTCTTTCGGGAGGGGGGATGGCCACCAGTCGTCAAGCATCATAATGACTTCTACCGGCCCATGCGCGTTTGCGAAGATGTCATCCACCGTTTTAGAGGCGAATTGACAAGTTCTGCTCGGAATTATCACGGAGACTTCGGGTGTCATGCCGTTTTCCTTTCAGACATTATAACGATTACCCCCTTGTAATGCAAGAAATTTTTTATGTTTTTGTTGTCGCAACCTGCACCGCACCCATCAAGGGCTGGTCAACTACTTGAATACTTGTAGCAATCGGGGCGGCGACTAATTCAACATCTTCAACTATCGGACCCGCAACTCTTAAAATATCCTGAACGGTTGGATAAGCTACCCGGGTGATTTCCTTTACTGACGGAACCGTAGCGGATACCGGGCCAATTTCCGGGTGCGCTACCAGGCTGATATTAGAGGGACGCGGGTAGGCGATCCTGCTTACACCGGAAGGTTTAATGTGAATCCACGGCGTAGGTGAAGGGGACGGGGACTCACTTGGGCTCTCCGAGGGGGAACCGGAAGGGCTTTTAGACGGAGAAGCCGATGCACTTGGGCTCAGACTTGGAGAGGCTGAGGGGCTCAGGCTGGGGCTCTGGCTTGGTGAACCACTCGGGCTTGCACTCGGGGACAGAGACGGACTCTGCGTCGGTGAGGCCGAGGGGCTCGCGGAGGGGGACAGGCTCGGACTCTCACTCGGGCTGGCAGAGGGGCTCAGGCTCGGTGATTCGCTTGGACTCGCGGATGCCGAAGGACTTAGGCTTGGGCTTTCGCTTGGGCTAAGGCTCGGGGACTGGCTTGGCGATTCTGATGGTGAGGCCGAAGGGCTCTCACTCGGGCTTTCGCTTGGCGAAACCGAGGGACTCTCCGAAGGACTCGCAGAAGGAGAGAGGCTCGGTGACTCACTCGGGGAAGCCGAGGGGCTTTCCGATGGCGACTCGGAAGCAGACGGTGAAAGACTCGGGGACTCCGATGGACTTTCCGAAGGGCTTGGGGTTCCCGCCGCCGAGGGGCTTTCACTCGGACTCTCGCTTGGTGATTCGGACGGACTTTCCGAATGGCTCTGACTCGGGCTTTCGGAAGGGCTTTCCGAGGGGCTAAGGCTTGGGCTCTCCGAGGGCGATTCCGAGGGCGACTCGCTTGGGCTCAAGCTCGGACTTTCAGAAGGGGATTCTGACGCACTTGGGCTGAGTGAGGGGGACTCACTCGGGCTTTCTGATGGACTCAGCGACGGCGATTCGGAAGGCGATTCACTTGGGCTCTCGCTCGGTGATTCACTTGGACTTGCCGAAGGACTCTCTGATGGGCTCTCAGAGGGGCTTTCGGAAGCGGACGGACTTAGACTCGGGCTTTCGCTCGGAGACTCGCTGGGGCTTAATGAAGGGCTTTCAGAAGGTGATTCTGAAGGCGACAGACTCGGACTCTCTGACGGCGAAGCTGAAGGTGATGGACTGAACCCTGCCGAAGGTGACGGTGAAGGACTTTCACTCGGGGATTCGCTTGCACTCGGGGAGAGGCTCGGACTTTCCGACGGCGACTCCGAGGGAGATTCAGAAGGGGAAAGACTGAGGCTTTCCGATGGTGAGGCGCTCGGGCTCTCCGAAGGTGATTCAGAAGGGCTTGCCGAGGGCGAAACACTTGGGCTCTCCGAAGGGCTTTCCGAAGCCGAAGGACTTAGGCTTGGACTTTCGGAAGGGCTCTCGCTGGGAGATTCTGATGGGCTCTCCGAAGGGCTTTCCGAGGGAGACTCAGAAGGGCTTAATGAAGGCGACTCCGAAGGACTCTCTGACGGTGATTCGCTTGGACTTTCCGAGGGGCTCAGGCTCGGACTTTCGCTTGGAGAGGCCGAAGGACTTAGGCTTGGACTCTCTGAGGGGCTTGCAGACGGCGATTCAGAGGCCGAAGGGGAAAGGCTTGGCGACTCACTCGGACTCTCGGAAGGACTTGCTGAAGGGCTAACAGAAGGTGATTCTGAGGGGCTTTCAGACGCAATCTCCCCTATTCTCAGGACAACATCTTCGACATACTGCACCGTTGCAGATGAAGGAGATGGGGAGGGTGATTCACTCGGACTCTCCGAAGGGGACTCCGAGGGGCTTTCACTTGGACTTTCTGAGGCCGAAGGAGAAACACTTGGCGATGCAGAGGGACTCTCCGAGGGGCTCTCGGACGCACTTTCCGAGGGCGATTCCGAGGCACTTTCCGAAGGGGATTCCGAGGGCGACTCCGAAGGGCTTTCGCTTGCCGACGGAGAAACGGACGGGCTCTCGCTTGGACTCTCCGACGGACTTTCACTCGGGGATTCGCTTGCACTCGGGCTCTGGCTTGGGCTTTCAGAGGGGCTCTCGGATGGCGAAGCACTCGGACTTAACGAAGGGCTTTCGCTGGGGCTCTCCGAGAAACTCGCACTTGGAGACGCAGAAGGTGATGCGCTTGGGGATGCCGAGGCCGAAGGGGAAAGGCTCGGCGACTCACTCGGACTTTCTGAAGGCGACGCTGAGGGGCTAGCGGAAGGTGAGGCACTTGGACTTGCCGAAGCACTTTCCGACGCTCCAGGCTGTTTGAATGCCGCAACAATCATTACCGAGTTTGAATCGGTTTGGGCAAGCGCAGAGAAGGTTCCGGTGGTTCCTGAATTGACCTTAATTGCGTCTGCTATGAATAACCCGACATCCGCCCCGGTATTACTTCCTTCGTCTTGCCGTTCCTGCCATGTATTGTTAGCCGGTTCCGTAGTGGGGGCAACAGTTCCGTTTGAAGCCACGCTTGGTGCCGTTGCCGCATCCATCGTTGTTGTTGTGGAGTTGTCCCCGTGGGCAATCATCGCCACAAGGAGTTCATTTGCACCAGCGGTGCTTATCGCTGTCCCGGTGGGTTCAGTTACGGACCCGGCTTGGGTGGTCGAACTCGTATCATAGGGGGTGGATGTGTTCCCACGATAGGTAACTGTTCGGCCCATCGCAACATCGCCAGCGGTCCGGGTAAAGACATAACTTGGGGGACTTGCACCCCTGATGCAATACCACATCCCCCCGGAAGCGACACCATTACTTGAATCCGTATCCCCGGCGTAGAGTTGCCCGATCTGAGTCCATTCCGCAGAAGGCTTGGTAATCTGAGTGTTGGACCGGAACGCAATACAAGCAACAATCAAATCACCCGTAGTGGTCCCCGTAGGCTCAGCAAGGGTGATGTTGCCGCCATCCTGTATGACCTGCGTTCCTAATGCTATGATTTCCCAAGCCATTACAGGGTTGACTCCACTTTAATCTGCACGAACCCTAAAGAATTAAACGGGTTTGCATACAGGTTCCAATCCGCCGCTTCACACGCAACCCTTGTCGCCCCGTGTCTATAGTATAGACTCACCGCATCCCCCGCCCGATACACATTCATCAGTAAGGTGACAGACCCCAATCCGGTTTCGCACACTTCAGAGGTCATGTCCTCACCCGCTTCAAGGGCCAATCGTTCCTCATCCCCGGAGTTCTGAATCTCCCCGGTCCCCGTCCAATGGTCCTGAAATGGGAATATGTTTTCCTCCAAGACATCCGTAACATGGCCCCAACACACCTCCCCCACAGGGGCAGACGGTGAGGCACTCGGACTCTCGGAAGGACTCGCGCTGGGAGAAGCGGAAGGGCTGGCACTTGGACTCGCAGAAGGAGAAGCCGAGGGTGATAAAGAAGGACTCTCACTTGGGCTGGCCGAAGGGGAAAGACTCGGACTGGCCGAAGGGCTTTCCGAAGGGGAGGCACTTGGCGACGCACTTGGACTTGCCGACGCACTTGGGGACAGACTCGGGCTTTCGCTTGGACTCTCTGATGGCGACGCCGAAGGACTTAACGAAGGAGAAGCACTTGGGCTTGCCGAAGCCGAAGGTGAAAGACTCGGACTCTCCGAGGGACTTTCCGAGGGGCTTGCGGAAGGCGACGCTGAAGGACTTGCACTTGGGGACGCACTCGCCGAGGGGCTAAGACTTGGGCTTTCCGAAGGACTTTCTGATGGACTCTGGCTCGGTGAAGCACTTGGGGAAGCCGAAGGGCTAAGGCTCGGACTTGCTGACGGCGACTCAGAAGGGGAAGCGGACGCTGAAGGACTTAGACTCGGTGACTCACTCGGAGATTCTGAAGGGCTCGCACTTGGGCTGAGGGACGGGGAAGCACTCGGGCTGGCCGATGGCGACGCAGACGGAGATGCCGAAGGAGAGGCAGAGGGGGAAGCTGACGGGCTCGCAGACGCAGAAGGACTTAGACTCGGACTTTCAGACGGGCTCTCGCTGGGACTAAGGCTCGGTGACGCGCTGGGCGAAGCGGAAGGAGATGCGCTGGGGCTTGCCGAGGGGGAAGCCGACGGTGAGGCTGAAGGTGACGCCGACGGGGACGCACTTGGGCTTGCGCTCGGTGAGGCTGAAGCACTCGGGCTGAGAGAAGGGCTACCGCCGTATTCCTGATACCATTGGACATCGGCACGGTCTAACCAATCTACATCAGCAGTTGAACGCCATTGAACATCCATCGTCGTCCTATAAAAATGGGGGCCGTAGGAATAAGACCCCCATTCTTCATTCCGGGGCCATCACCCCTTAACTCGTCACTTGCTGAACAATCGTCACCGTGCCTTCCAGTAGCCGTGTCACGGTCCCGCCAAGCTCCGTCAATTCGCAATCCCAATACCCGGACCAGTAAGTGAATGTTTCCGTGACAGCGGCGGCCATTGTCAAGGTGATTACCGAGGTGGTCGTGTCTATCGCGGCGGTGAAATCTATCGAGGAAGTGGAATCCTTCGTTTCCCTCACGGAAGCGGCACAGGAAGCCCCGGTAAGGTCATAGAGTTCACCATCCTCATCCACGACGGTGAACTCTATCCCAAAATCCGCCCCTTCTTCGATCCGGTAATCCTTTTTCAAATTAAGTGTGGTTGCAGGCATTCTATCCTCCTAATAGGGATTCTCACTCGGAGACTCCGAAGGCGACACAGAAGGTGACGCAGAGGGCGAAGCCGAGGCACTCGGAGACAGGCTCGGAGAAGGACTCGGGGAACCAGACGGCGATTCGCTCGGGCTGGCACTCGGAGAATTGCTCGGGCTACGCGACGGAGAAGCAGAAGGAGACTCAGAGGGCGAAGCGGAAGCACTCTCACTTGGGCTACTCGACGGAGATGCCGACGGAGACTCGCTTGGGGATGCAGAAGCCGACGGGCTAAGACTCGGTGACTCAGAAGGTGACTCAGAAGGGGAGGCCGAAGGCGACTCGCTCGGGCTGGCACTCGGGGACTCAGAGGGTGAGGCCGAGGCACTTGGGCTAAGGCTTGGGCTTTCCGACGGGGACTCAGAGGGAGAAGGACTTGGAGATTCCGACGGGGAAGCGGAAGCCGAGGGGCTAAGGCTCGGAGATTCGGATGGACTCGCCGAGGCCGACGGACTGAGCGACGGTGATTCAGACGGAGAGGCAGAAGCCGAAGGTGAAGTAGAGGGCGAAGCCGATGGCGATTCGCTCGGTGAAGCCGAAGGCGACAGGCTCGGGCTGAGTGACGGTGAAGCACTTGGAGACTCGCTCGGGCTGAGTGACGGTGAAGCAGAGGGCGACAGACTCGGTGAGGCCGAGGGGCTGAGTGACGGAGAAGCACTCGGGGAAGCACTTGGACTCTCCGAAGGCGACGGCACCGCGACACCAGAAATCAGGCTGTCGTGCAGTATGATAATCTTGTCTGCCGCCGATACCGAAGCAGAGAACCCGGGGCTTACCGTAAAGGTTCCTGTCGAAGAAGTGTAATCCACAATCTGCCTTATCTGCCGTTCCGGGACATTCCCGTGAACGGAAGCATTGAGCAAGACCTGTAGGTAATACTTCCCCTTTCCTGCTACGGTGCTTGAGAAGTAGTCATCTCCATATCCGGCCAAGGAAGCGACTGTAATCGCCGTCGTGCTGTCTGACGAATTGGTGCATGTCCCTACATACGCCAGACCGTCGTGGCCGAATCCTACGACCGGGACGATGTTACTGAAATTGAAATTACTCATTTTTCGCCTCCTTGTTTTGCTCGTTTATTTCCAAGCAGCGTGTCATTGTAGAAATTAACCGCTTCAACCAACTGTTCCTGTTCATCCTTTGACAGGGTATTGATAAAACTTACCTTAGTCCTGTCATCCATCCCGTAAAGGGGGTGCATGGTCTTTAATGCGCTTCCAATCCCGGCTTTGACTTGTTCCGCCGTCCTTCCCTGCTGTGCGGATAAAGCCGCATACTCAGTTAGATACTTTGAGAACGCTTTTTTGTCGTCATACTTTACGGCCAGTTTCATGTTGTAGAGAGTGTCCCCGGTTGAAGTGAGCCAGAACCCTTCCGAAGTCCTGCCGATCTTTTTGAGGAATTGTGTCTTGGCGTCATAGACATTCCGATATGCCGCTTCACCGGGGTCTATACTATAGACAAGTGCTTCCTTTATGGACCGGCCATAACCCTTTGATGGTTTTTCTGCCATCATCTTAAACTCGTTTTCAAGGCCAAAAGACCGTGCAAGATGGAGCCACCTGTCTCTTACGGTTCCCATCTTAAAGACATCGGGGAAGGTGGACCTACGGGATAAGGTTTCAAATAAGAGTTTCGTGAACGGAACCCCGCCGCCTACAATCTTGTTCATCGGGGCCTGAATGGTTTTCTCCCCCTGATCCATCAATGCCTCTTTTGCCGTCTTTTTCCCAGTCATCCATTCGTCAACATATCTCGGAACATAATCAAGGCCGAACCAGGAAATGAAGTCATCAAGCGTTCCCATTCTGTTGAAGTATTCAATCTCTCCCTTATCGTTTTTCCCGAAAATGATATGAGGGGTGTTCTTGATTTCTTCCGGCAGCACCTTTTCTTCTTCCGGGAACATGGTGTGGTTATACATCTGCAATGCCCCGGTAAATGCCGCTGTCTTAATCGCCAACCGCCCTACCTTCAATGCCGTAAGCGTAGATGTCGCCCCCAACTTCTTGCCAACCTTGATAGCCAAATCCCCGTTGTTTGCCGCATTCTGATAAAGCTGTATGTATCTCTTGAAGTTGACTTCCTGCCACGACCAGAACGGAATCCATCTTTCCCGAATGGTCTGGCCGGCAACGGTCACTCGGTCATAAGCTCCAAGCAAATCATTGGAAAGCCAGTATGCCTTATCATTCATGTCCTTCAATGAATCAATCATCTCCGGCTTGGACGCCCCGTAGTTCTTCGGAACCCCGCCACCCTTCAAAAGCTGATCCTTGTAGTCAAGGAAGTTGGCATACCGAAGGATGGATTCCCTGAAGTCGGTTGTCATTCTGGCCGTTTTCCAATACTTCTCCCATACATTCAACCCCTTGTTTTCGTGGAGCCGGGAGAACATCCATGTCTGTTTCAGGGCGTTCAACTCTTGCGCCTGAAGGGTTGAAGCCGTCCCGCCTCTTTCAAACCATGCGGCCATATCGGGGGACATTGGTTTCTTCCCAAAGAACACATCGCCCAATTCCCGAACCGCTTGCGGAACCTTCTGGAACGAAGAAGCGTTCCCAAGGAAAGCCGCTTCCGCATCGCCGGTGAGGTTCCGGGCGTTATACTTAAAAGCCCTTCGGGGGGAGATAAGTTGCCACTCTTTCCACAACCCCATCGCCTTGATTTCGGCTTTTGCGGCCATTCCTTCCGGGCGTTCCCGAACAATGTTGTCAAGCGTTTTGGCGACTTCTTCCCGAACAACCCATTCTTTTCTTTTCCCACCTAACGCAAGGACTTCCTTAAACGCACCTTCGAGTCCGGCTATATCTTCAAGGCCGCCGGACATAATCTGTGCGGCAACCTTCTCATCTACAGAAAGGACCGGATGAAACACATTCCCCTCTTTTGGTTGCCATGCCGTGTATCCTTCGGGAATCGCATCATGCCAGTTTTCAAGCCCCTGTTCCTTAGCTGTGGCCCGGACCTTACTCGCTATATCTTCCCCGTTTTTAATCTTTGTAAGCGTCTTTGCGGTTTCCGAATCATGGAGCATTTGAGCCATGATGTTGTGTTCCGCTTCGAGGTAATCGGTATTGTAAAGCCCCCCGTATCCGGTTCTCTGCCGGGTGTATCCCTTCTTTGTCGGCGGCCTCAATCTCTTTCCAGTTCCGAAGATTCCCTGTTCCGTGACATAATCCAACACTTGATGCCGGAAATAGTTATCCTTGAACATATCTTCGACATTCGGCTTGTAGGGGCTTAATGCTTCAATGTATTCAGCCTTGACCTGTTCCCACATCGAGGCACGCTTATCCAGAGCCTCTTTCAGCTTTGGGGATGTGTCAACAATAGCGTCGAGCTTGCCCCTTTCGGCCGCAAGGGATTCGGGGGTGAACTTGAACGGCAATTCCTTTTCTTTGTAAAGACCCCGTTCCACATCGGATGCAAGGTCATCCAGAATCACTTTGCGCCGATACACCTCATAGTCCTTCTTCCCTAACCCGGACAGGGTTTCTCCAATGTTCCTAACGGTCCTATCCGCAACAACTTCCTTTTGTTTTTCCAATCGTTTCAAGTCAAAAATCAGTTGAGCGTTTTCCTGTTTATTGGCAAGATGCTCAAAATCACGGGAAAACTTATGACCCACTTTCGTTGCCGCTTCCTGTATCGAGGCCCAAATGCCTTCCGGCTTTACACCCCTTGCGGATTCAAACAGGTTTTCCGTTTCCTTTGACTCAAACGAATACTTTGGACCAGGTTCCTTTTTCCCTATATCCAGACCAATCATTCCCTTCTGGGCTTCCTTGGTCTGTTCCTTTGCAAGCTGTTCAAGGCCGGATTGTTTTGCCTTTTCCAAATTCCATTTCACGCTTGCATCGCTTAGTGTTCCTTGCTCTATGTTGAATTTAATTTGGTCTGGTGTAAGACCAAAATTATTATTGATTAAATCTATTGCTTCTTTTTTCGTTCTCAGGTGTCCGGTTGGCAGAGCCAATCCACTCACATTTTCCCTAATCACCCATCCGCCCTTTTCGTCTTTAACGACATCAAATGTTCTGTTTTTGAAAGCGGGTGCGGTATATTCCCCTGTCCCAACTAATCCGGGTGCTTCTGCTACCTTACCCAGTTCCGGGGCTTCTACTTGTTTTGCCGTTTCAACAACAGGGGCAACTGTTTTGGGGGCGGTCTGTGCCGCTTGCGGGATGGTTTCGGTAGATACCTTCGCTTCCGGGGTGATGCTTTCAAGCACTCCGGTTGCCTGTCTTTTTTCAACCGCCTTCGCAAGTGGCTTCGCTTCTACGGCCTTCACAATGTCTTTCCCGGCAGACTTCGCCAAAGTAGGAAGTTCCGAAGCACCCCCGGTGAACCATCCAAGCGATTCTCTCGCCCCGGCAAGCATCTTCCCGACAGGGCCAGCGGCCATCTTCGCACCCGCCACCCCACCCGCCGCCAAAGCAAGTTCTGGAGACTGAAGAAGTCCGGGATCGGCAGAAGGGACATCTCTTACATATCTCACCGTCCCATCTTCAGAAAATCTCACTTCCGGCTCAGGAGACCCTTGCGGCCCAACATGCCCCATTGTGGCAATAGAACCGAGTTCTTCCCCGTATGGCTTCAGGAACCCCTCCACAACACCGGGGGCGGGTTCTTCCTTATATTTCCCGGCATCAACCTCCATCCGACGGACAACCTTGAACCTGTCCCCGGAAGATAAGGATTTCCATTCAGGCATCTTGCCGAGGTCTGACAGATAGGACTGGAACACCGTGGTCTTTTCCGGTTCCCCAAGACCCTTCCATTCCTCAGACTTCGTTATTTCATCCCATGCCGGTAAGGACATTTAGTGCCCCCCTAAAGACCTTTTGATGTAATCACTCGCCCCGGAAGTAGCGGGTTTCTGAACCTTCTCCCCGTATCCTTTCGGGACATACTTAATTACTTCTTCCCGTTCCGCTTCAAGTGAAAGAATGGCTTGCTTAACCGCTTCCGGGTCTTTCGTATCGACCAGCCCCGCTAAAAGAGGATTCTGAATTGCCGTAGCAGTATCCACCATCCCCGTAGTTTTCATCCTTGATATGGCGGAATCAATCGCAGAAACACGGGCCATCGCTTGTTTTGGGGTGTAATCCGGTTTCATCTCCGTTGCCGAGGGTGCCTTTAATGACCATCCCTTCGGGGGAGAATAGGGCTTCCCCTTTTCAACAGGAACAATCTGCGTGGCCCCGCCGGGACCGTAAATCGTCGCCTGACCGGGTGTGGCTTCCTTTGCCGGATTAGTATAAACTGGCTGATTGTCCGGGCCAAGAACCGTAGCACCCGGGGCCACAACAGTAGGTCGCCCGGTTGTCGCCCTTGTTCCCTTCAGCCCATCCAGTTCAGGAACCATTCGTTGATTCTTTTTGTCATACCAATGGGAGACTCCCTTTTCATCGACCATTTCCTGAAGGTCGCCCCCTTCCATCAGCCCATACAGTTTATTGATGGAGTTTTTCTGCTCATTGAGTTTCTTGATTGCAAACTCTCTTTGCACCTTCATATCGGGGGCTTCGGGAATCTCCTGCCCTGCCGCATCTTTCTTTGGTTGAAGTGCCTGTAGCTGTAAATCAATGTCTGCAAGGGTGGCTACTGCGGCCCGTTTCGCAAAAGGAACACTGTTGATTTGCTCAAACACTTTCGGGACATTCTTGTTTCGGACAAACTTCCTTCCTTCGGGGTCGGTTTCCATAAAGGGAAGTGCCGCCTCTCCGTAGAGTTGTTTCGTCATGGGCCTATCAGGGAACATCTTGCCGAGTGTTTCATCAACATACACGGGCTTGTTGCCGATTTCCGCTTCCTGTAATTGGATGTCCTGAAGTTTCCCCTGCCGTTGAAGGTTCTGCATTCTCAACGGGGCTTCCTGTTCTTCCCGTTCCATGAGGTTCTTTTGCCTCATTATTCCCTGGATGGCCCCGACATTCCCGATAGCGGATTGAATCCCTTTTCCGGCTTCAATCCAAGGAGAAGTGGTGCTTAGATTTGCCATGATGTCCTCCTATTCAATCCCTTCTTTGAGTTGCGGGGCATACTGCCTAATCAGTTTGTTCGTTTCGTCACGATACATTTCAAACGCCTCTTCCAACTTATCATTTCTGATAAGGTCTATGATCGGAAGGACCATAGATTCCTTTAATGTCGCGTAGAAGGTAAGCAGTTCTTCCTCTTGTTTGTTGATTTCTCTGACCAGTTTCTTTCCCTTTACAATGTATTGTCTCAGCCATTCACGGTGATTCTTCAGTGTGTATCGCCGGAGCTTCTTGAGGCTCACATGGTCGTCCTCAGAAAGTCCGATTCTGTTGGATACTTCGGTGCAGAGCCATGTGCTACCAGTAATCTTTCCGATGGTGGAGTTGTATCCTTCCCTGAACATCTGGCCGCCTTCATTCACGGACCAGTCGATAAGGCCGACGGTAGCCCCGATTCCGGCACCGATAGCCGTTCCGACTCCGGGAACGATGGACCCGATAGCGGCACCGCCCGCCGCACCACCGCCAACCTTACCCACAAAGGATGTCTCTCTCTCCCCGCCCGGAAGCTGGTCGGCATAACTCTTTAACAGACTCCCCCCAAGGGTTGACCCAGCATACCCGGCGGCGGCAGGACCAAGAATGTTCATGGCCCCGGTAGCCATTTCCGCAAAGGTCGGTGTGGCCGCCGTAGCGGTTTCAGTCCCTAACCCGCCAAGGCCGTAAAGACCTTCTATCCCCCCCGCTACACTTGATGCCCCCTGCACGGCAGGAACGGCAGAGGAACCAAGCGTCGTCGCCCCGGCTGATGTGAGTTCCGGGAACGCAAGAGAACCCATCGGAACCCCGCCCCCGAAAGCCGCAGTAGTGGCAGGAGCCGTAAGCCCCATAAACTCAGCTTGCGGAATAGCGGCACCACCCAAACCCAAGAAGTTGGTTTGCGGAATCACTCCCGCCCCCGGCTGAAATGCTCCCAACCCGGTTGCCCCCGCAGTAGCTCCCGTTTTCCCCATCCCGCTTAACAGATAGCTTCCACCCAAGGTTCCAAGCGTCTGAAGCCCCGTCCCGACAAGCCCCGCCTGTCTCGTTGCAGAAGAAGTGTCTGCCGCATTGGTCTGTCCTACATTGAATTGTCTCTGCGCTTCCTCGAATTGCGCCTTTTGGAGTTGCAGTTGCTTGTTTCGGTACATGTTGTTGTAGGCGGCGTCGAGTTCCCCCTGAATGATGTCATCGAGGAGCTTTGCCGAAGGAACCCGTCCTGATGTCGCACCGTATTGATTCATGTAAGTGCCGAAACTGCGACTCCCCGCTATACTGGGATTGTAGATGTCTGCCATAGGTTCCTCCTAAGCCGTATGTTCACGCTCTTTCTGGTAAAATACACTAAAATACAAAGGTTCCATCCCCTTAGTCTCGTCGCCTGAAGTGGAGGACAACCCGAATGAATGGAATACCGCCGGGGTCGAATAAATATCCTCCACATCGTTTGCGTATCTGTGTGAAGCGTCTGCAACCGATAAAGTGTAATCAGTCCCGGTTGCGCTTCCGTCTTTATAATGAGTGAAGGTCACGCTTGAATCCGTGTTCTTCGCTACAGATACAAGGTTTGCCCTGAGTATTCTTGTTTCAGACAATAGGTCCTGAGGGATGGGGAGCTGGTCCCCGGTTTTAAGGGTGCAAGTAATATCCGTCCCGTCGAAGTCGGTCCCGTTTTCAAGCCTCTCCATGTATCCGGTATCAAGGAATCCGTAAGCAAACTGGTTCCCCTCATCGTCGGATACCATGATCCCGCATTGGAGCCTCTTATTGGTTCCTCTGTCAATCTCAAACCATCTCCACTTACGAAGGTCCAAGACATATTCCTTGTCGAGTTCATTATTGGTCACGGCTGTGAGCGTCGCGGCCCCGGTAGCGATACCAACCGTATCGGTCCCCTGAAGGATTCTTTCCCCGCTCACCCATGTTCCGGTGACAAGCCTCATGTAAATATACCCGGTAGCGAACCCTGTTGAGGGAGAAGCACTTGGGGATTCAGAGGCCGAAGCCGAAGGGCTTGTAGAAGGGGAGGGGGACGGACTCTCGCTCGGGGACGCACTCGGGGACGCACTCGGACTGGCGGAAGCACTTGGGCTAAGAGAAGGACTTGCGCTTGGACTCACAGAGGGAGAAGCACTTGGGGATTCCGAAGGACTCGCGGATGCGCTTGGGCTGAGTGAGGGCGACTCAGAAGGACTCTCTGATGCAGAGGGGCTTTGTGATGCCGAGGGACTCAGACTTGGGGATTCCGATGGTGATTCAGATGCACTCGGGCTGAGGCTTGGGGACGCCGATGGACTCTCTGACGCACTCGGACTCAGCGACGGGCTTGCAGATGGGGATAGGCTCGGACTGAGTGAGGGGCTTGCACTTGGACTCTGCGAAGCCGAGGGACTCAGAGAAGGACTCGCCGAAGGACTCAGGCTTGGGCTTGAACTCGGGGATGGGGACGGGCTTTCGCTCGGGCTTGCACTTGGAGAAGCACTTGGAGAATGGGGGGTCCATGTCCCTGAATAAACTACATGGTCCACCACCCCCGTAGCCCCGCTGGTGTTTCCGGTAATCGTATCCCCCGCAGACGGCTCGACGCTTCCTTCTTCAAAGGGAATCTCATAGAGGTCCGTCGAGAACATCCAATGGTATTCCATCTTGTCGTGGTCGATAAAGGCCACTTCCTGCCCCAAAGTAGATAAACTGGCGTGGGTGGTCTTGGTCTTATCGAATACATCTCTAATGTCGTTTGAAACACACAAGGGAGCCTGACCGTTTGAAATGTAGATTCCGTTATGCCCTCTCCATATCGCTATGACCTTAGTGGCATTGATGTTATGCTCAAAAGCTACCGAAGCGGTCCCGATGGTTCTTGGGGCTGGACACCCGATAATCGGGGAAATCTTGTATCTTTCCCAAAGAGTCTCTTCAAGGTTCTGGGACCAAGTAAGGGACCAAGTTTCAGTCTCTTTGAATAAAAGGACCATGTTGTAGATATTGGAGGCGTACTGTGCGAAGATGGAGGTTCCCCCGGTAACTTCCTTGTCATCCCCGAAAAGAATCGAAAAGCTGTCATCCCCATTGAAAACATCGGGTCTGTTCTGTGCGGAGATAAAGAGTTCGTTCTTGCTTCCGTAATTGTCACAACCAAGCATCAATCGGTCTGCGGCATGTAAAGAGAAGCTGTACCCTTCAATCTGTTCCGAAACGGTGATTCCCCCGCAGAAGTAGATTCTCGTAGTCGCGTCAAGGTTCTTGTCCCACTTCACTCGGTAGTAATATAAAGAATACCCGTTGTTGATGGTTTTCTCTTGTTCAAGGGATACATCGGAATTGTTCCACGAAATGACCCCGGTTTTGGAAAGCGAAATCGAGCCTTCGGAAGTCTCGTCAGAAACGGTGCCTACGGTGAGGTATTCCTTCCCATCCCAGTAATCCACGGAAACAGAAGTAGCGGCGGTGGTGTTCTCGTACCCCGCTGGGACGCTGAAGATAATCCCGGTCATCTTAGAGGTGAACCCGATTTCAAGGTACTGCGTCGTCGCGGTCAAAGAGCTAATATCGACATAAGTGTACGAATCAGAGGAGTCATAGACTTCTTCTCTGATGTTTAAGATGTAGTCCTGATATGAAGTGGTATAGACATAGAACCCCGCAGGAGGAGCGAAAACACCATCCCACAAATCCACGAGAGGTTGGAACGGGGCATCAAGCGTGACCTGATAAAGCTGTACCGTAGCGTCAATTCCGACAAACGAGAACCTATAATAATACAGATACGAGGACTCCACGAAAGTAGCTTTCGCAAGGTCCACCGTGGTATCAAAGGTGATACTTCCGGTTTGGGCAAGCGTCTTTCCCCCGACAGCGGTTCCGTCTGTAGCGTTGGTAACAGCGGTCCACGCAGACCCGTTCCAGTAAGTCACCGATACGGTAGCGGCGGTTGTGTTGGCGTTTTTGAGGTAGAACTTCACCCCCTTAATGGGCCTCACGGACCCGATGTAGCAGTTGGAAGTGTTCCCCCCGGCGGTATCATACTTTAGAGTAATATAGTCTTCCGTATCGGAATTAGTTAAGTATTCCGTATGGTCATAGAGAAAAGCGTCAAGCGAATCGTAATTCAGAAACCTTGCGCACTCTATCTCATCCCCACCCCATATGCATGAATCTCTACCATTACAGTAGACTACTTGTCCGTTGGGGGCGTCCGAGAATTGCCCGAATGTGGAACCGGTGGAATCATTCCACAGCTCCGTCGCTTCAAAGTTACCCTGATCCGGCACATCTGTATCGTTCTGCAATACTTGTGATGCGGTGAAACCACTATTGTATGCTTGGGCAAGGATATGGCTTTCTTCCGGCTGTGCCTTCTTGAAGTGGAACGCAGACCTTACTTTAGTGTAGGTCGCATCCATTACCGACGTGTTTATCTTCGTCATTCCAAGTACGCCTTCCGGGTGCCCGTCGGCATACCTCATGTTTTCCAGGGTAGAGAAGTTCTTCCCGATTAACGCAGAGTCGGTCCCGGTAATTAACTGGCCGTCTAAAGGAACGACATACTTCCCCTCTTGTTCATCCTGAATCCCCTGCACGCCTTCCATCTGGACCAGGGGGATTTGGAGGACGGTTTCCTTCTCGTTTTCCGGCCCCTGAACCGTAGGAATGATTGTCGGGGGTATGTTTAAGTTAAAACTCTTATCGGCCACCCTGAGCCTCCATCGTCACATTATCGGGCAATTCATGGGCGAATCTTCCATCCGGGTACTTCGTCACATACTCGTTTCGTTTTCTCTGTATATCTACAATGTATCTATTGTAAGCGTTTGCGGCATCACCCCATCTCTTTAGTTTGAGTGCCGCAAAAGCAAGGGCAAAGAGGTACACGCACTCATGGAACTCCTGCGGGAGATTCGTCGGGGTGTCGGAATCATTCGACATCACCGCCGCCGGATAACAGGAAGCGTACATTTCAAGGTCGTAAGTCGCCACATCCGGCACGGGTTCGACATAAGCGTAGTCGCCCCATTGATACCAATACTGAGGAGTAGAACCGTCTATCGGGGAATGGCCCACGGTTTGAGGGAGGACATTCATCATCCCCCACCCGCCCTGAGTCGTGCCGGATTTGTATTCGGCGTAATTCACTTTCATTATATGGTTCGTAGCAAATACCAGAGGGACGATTTTCTGTGTTGCGATATTGTTGAAGGCAATCTTGTTCTCGTAGCAGAGGGCTTTGGCGGATACATCCTTGTACCCGTCATTCAAAAGAGAATTGAGTTCTGTGTTCGTAAGGGATGTCGTTGAGGCTTCGTTCAACTCATCTCTTATTAAACTTCTCATTGTGGAAAGTGTAAGTCCCATTTTATCCTCCGGCTACAACCCTTTCGGGGATATACTTGATTCCCTTCTTTTCGGCGTCCCTGTCGAGATAATCCTGCCTTAACTTACGGAGCGTCATCAGATACTTGTTGTATTCCCGCATAAATAAATGCCATTGTTTGCACTTCAAATACGCAAACGAAACCGCGTAATCAATGATGCAATCCTGAAACTCCTTCGGCACCGCCCCGGGAAGGTCCGTATCGTCATCGAGGGCATGATGGGGATAGTCGGCTATAAACATCGTTATCGTTGCGGAAGTCGCAGTAGGTTGGACAACCATCTTCGATCCCCATTGAAACCACCCCAAAGGATAATCTCCCGATAAAGTGTTGTCGTCCGGTTTTATGCCCAATAGTCCGTAAGCCATCATGCACCCTTATTTAAGGAAGTGTTGTCAAGCAAACACATTCCTTTTCGTTCTGCAAACCTCTTGGCACATCCCTTGAATCGTTCCGCGACATATTCCAGAAATTTTACCGTCATCTCGTGGGCGGGTTCTTTATTATCCTTAATAAGTTTCGCTTCTTCCTGTAGATAACGAGAAACCTCAAACTGCGCCACGGTTCCGTTTATCCCAATCTGGTAGAAGTATATCTGGTTCCCCTCATCTATAGTTCCTCCATGAGAACGGGCGGCGCAAAGCCCCTGCTCAAAGGCTTTCATAATGTGGTAGCGTTCCTCGTCCTCCTCGAAATCGGCCTCCGTAATCTCCTCTTTCCCGATTCGTTTAAGGATGCTCTCATACTGCGTCATGTAGGCTGCGATCTTCCGAATCGCACCCTTCATGTATTCCTGAGTCGTGGCGATCTGGCTCTCAATCTCTGCAATCTCTATGGTCAGGAGTTCCGCGTCCAGACCTTCCGATGTTTCAAGCGCGGCCTGTTTCTTCCGAATCTCGATCTCTTTCTTCTTGGTCCCGAAGTGCGCCTCCTGAAGCGCCTGCTTGCTCCGGTTGATCTCCGCGAGTATCTGCCGGAGGTTCCGCAATTCAGTCGGACAGCTCACCGTGAGCATATTGTCCATAAACTGCGATTGCGTCTTGTAGAAGCTCTCCGTGTCCCGCCTGATCGCGGGATACCCGGCCTCGATCCTTTCCAGCATAGAGTGATAGGCCACGGGGAGAGACGGGACGGTTTCGGAGATGGTCAACGCTTTCATGGCAACCCTCCGTGAGAATCGGAGCAGGAACCACAGCCTCGCCTTGCCACAGATAACACTCCGAAATCCGAAGCATTGCCGGTAGTGGCAATGGTTATGTATTGTAACTTTACCCCGCCACCGGCGATTGCCACCCCACGTGTTTTGCTTGATACGGCAGAGCTTCCCTGTGAGTCCGCATAGAGATCGCCGAAATCCACGGCATTGCCCGTTGAGGCAATTTCCACATAGTCAATGGTGTTTTTTGTATATCCCCCAATAAAAACGCCTCGCGTACTCGATGAGAGTGCCCCATGTTGATACCGTGCGACGGTTAAATCTCCAAAGTCGGTTGCATTCCCTGTATTTGCAATGGTTACATAGTCAATGATGTTCGTTATCGCTCCGCCAATGGTGGTTCTCCCCCCTCCGAATATCCCTCTCGTTGGAGATGCACATCCCGCAGCCAGATATCTGACCGTTGTGCAATCGCCAAAATCCGAAGCATTTCCGGTAGTGGCAATGGTTATGTAATCAATGACATTAAGAATGTTGGAGCCATCATATCCGCCCGCAAAACATCCCCTTGTCGATGAGGAAAGCCCTGCCAAATATGACTTCTTTACCGAAAGATCACCAAAATCAATCGCATTGCCAATGGTGGCAATAATTACATAATCAATGATGTTAGTATTTGCCGGTGACACATCTACCCCACCAGCGAAACAACCCCGCGTCACAGAACCGCACCCGGCAGTAACCTCCGACCTTGCTACCGTTAAATCCCCGAAATCTACTGCGTTCCCGAGGGTAGAAATCGTAATATAGTCAATAACATTGCTTGTAAGCATAGCCATACCAGCAAAGAGGCCACGGCCAATCCCCTCCGGTTCCGACGGAGACACAGAAGGCGATGCCGATGGACTTGCGCTTAAAGATTCAGAGGGGGACTCCGAAGGGCTTTCTGAGGCACTCGGGCTGAGACTCGGAGATTCACTCGGAGAAGCACTCGGAGAGGCATCCCCGGGGTCTGTAGGTTCTGAAATGTCCTCATCATAGACGACATAGTTTATCCGGTGCCCCGTCCACGGAACATCCCTCACCCCGGAAGTCATCGTGTATGCGTCCCTTACTTCCTTACAAAGAGCCTTTACGGAAACATCCATGTATCCATCATTGATAAGATTCAACAACTCAGCGTCGGAAAACATTCCGCTGAATTTCCCAAGTCGGGACCGAATCTCACTTTTCATGGTAGATACTGTGGGCACTTATCACCTACTGATACTTCAATTCACTTCTTCCGTCAGGAATTACTTCTATTGTGTTCTGCCTCAAATAATTGAGTTCGCTATTGTAGATGCTTTCAATCATGGAGGCGGGGCCGGATTTCTTGTCCTTGTAAAGACCCTTAGCGGTGGCATAAAGAACCATCAAATGCTGGAATGCGGGAGGAATCTCGGTCTGGTCCGTGGTGGCGGCGAAATCCGCTTCTTTTAAGATATAAAGGTCATCCACGGTAAGTCCCCCGGTGGCCCCGGTCATCGTCGCGGTCAAGGTAAGTGCCGTGGTCCCCCCGCTTGTAATGTTCACGCTATGGACCCCATTTGTCGTCAAAGACTGGCTTGCGGTTCCCCCGGCGGTGATTACCAACCCACAGTTACTCACCCCGGAAATGGTTATCGTGAAGGTGTAATTCGTCGATGCGGAAATGGCGGTTCCGTAAGTGTCAATCCCTATCTGCCCCGTGGTCCCGGTATAAGCATTGACGGAAGCACCGTTGGTGAATGTCCCCGTCCCGGTCCCGGTCCAACCCGCGTTCCACGCCGTTATCGGGTAGGTCGAATGTTGCATTTTCGGGAGGTCGGCGACATAAAGCCTCAACTGATAAATGGCATCCGGGAGAGGTTCTATCCCTATCGTGGACCCGAACTCATACCAGTATTGGGGGGTAGTCCCGTTCACAGGATAATGGCCCAATCTTAAAGGGTCTATCTTGGTGAGCATCTGAGACCTCCCTGTAGAGGGGACGTATTCAACGTGCATCACTTTATATGCGCTCGTGGAGACATTCCTCGTCGAGGCGGCGGTGACGGCATCAAGTATTCTCCGCACGCAAAGCGTCTTTTGTGCTATGTCTTTCGCCGCAAGGGAAAGCCATCTCCATACCTCGGCTTGGGTAAAAAAGCTCGCCGTTGTCTCATTCAGATAAGTCCTAACCCTTGTTTCCAAATCGCTCGCATCGAGCATCGGCCAGGTTCCGCCCATTAGATAAACCCTCCATGTGGTCCCATTGTTGCATCAGTTCCCTGATACATATTGGAATGAATCTTCATGTCTGAAATGGCTTTTCGGAACAGTTTAAGATGTATGTCTGATTTCTGGGCATCGTAGGTTCGGTCCCCCCACTTTAAGTATGCCTGATAACAGATCCCGTCTATGATCGCATGATGGAATTGGACGGGGATTTCCGGTTCGTCCGTGTCAAGGGCCATATCGTCTTGGGGGTATCGAATGACGCTTAAATTAAGCGTATAGTCGTCATCAGGGGGCGGATAGAGGGTAATGTACCCATGCCTGTAATCGAGGATGTAAGTGGACGGCTCGGCGGAATCGGCGTCCCGCCACCCCGGATACATCCTGTCCATCTCCATCTTTGTTTTCTTCGTTAAGGATAAGTCCGAATCAGTAAGTTTCGCATTTGTGACATAGATAATCGTTTCATCTAATTCGTAATCAAGGGTATCTTCCTCTACATCTATATTACAAATAGAATCTGTAGTGGAATCTTCAAGAACCTTCCCGTCCCGGCAGATAATCTTCTCCGCTTCATTGGCGTAAAGATTCAGCTCCACATCCAGCCACGCGTGGATTTTCTCATAATCATTGAGTCTATACCGGGTATAGTCACGGATATTTTTCAGGTTCATAATGGCTCCGGGGGTAAGGGGCGGGAGAGTCCCAGTCTATACTGTAGACTCCCCTCGCCCGTGTTAAAAACTACGCCCTCAACTGCGCGGCAGCCCACCAGTCAATGTCAAGGTTCTCAGCCGCCCCGGACCCGATCTTCACCCCGAAGGTCGGGCACATACTCACGGAAATGGGGAAGTTGGTCGCCGTGACATACACAGAAGTATCCAGCTTGGCCCCGTTAAGGTAGAAATACACCCTTCCCAAAACAGACTTCATGCCAAACTTGATCCACGCCGCAGTAGCCGTTCCAGCCGTGGCATCCACCGCAACTCTCGCCCCGGCAGACTTCTGATGAATCGTCTGAATAACAGCATTTGCAGCACCGGACGCCGCAGAGATGATCTGGAACCCAATGGAGTTGATAACCTTCAAAACCATGTCGTTAGTGTTCATCAGGTCCGCACCGACTTCCGTGGCCCCGGCAAGGCCAATGAAAATCCCGTGTTCCGCTGTAACCTGAGACGGTTTCAGTCTCGCTTCAAACCACCAGTTATAAAACGGGTCCGTTGCCGCATCCATCAGAATGATCCCGGACGCCTGATTGTACACCACAAACTCCTCGTCATTGTCCGTTCCGGAAAGGGCCATCCTACCAACCCCGCCCCGCTGACCTGTGAGAGAAGTGAAGGTATCCGTGGTGTCCGTGTAAAGCGTGTACGGGAATCCCGTCGCCTGAACAATAGGAAAATCGTCCATGACAAAAAGACCCAAGGTAGGGTCCACTTTCAAACTTCCAATGGGGCAATCATCCCAAATGTCCGGGGAAAGACCCGCCCCTGCCGCCGTTCCACCCGTGATGTGGAGTTTATTTATGCTCGCTTTTGTAGCCCTAAAGTCCTCGTATCGTGCCATTTTCAAACCTCCGAGTAAGTCGAGGTGGGGGAATGATAGCGACCCCCACCTCTACAGGTTAAACTACGGATTGAGGTCCAGAACGAGGGCATAGACATCCACGACAGCCTCGGTAAACCCACCCGTGGCGGTAAGGATGTCAATGGTATCTGCCGTAGCAGCCAAATACCCGCCAGTCGCCCTGTAAGAACTTGCATCTATTCCTGAATCAACAGCCTTGATCCCGGTGGATGTAATCACAACAGCGGAAACAAATCCGCCCGTGAATCCGCCGGTAATGCCAAGAGCCATCGTTGATGTCGGTGCCGTGGACTCCACCGTGATAACATCGAGCCACGCCGCAAGAACAATGGTTCCCGCCTTGACGTAGATCGCTTCATAGACATCCGCAGCCGCGCCGGTGATCCCATCCTTAGAGCAATCAATCCGCCGTTTCAGGATGCCCATCTTGCTCGTAAAGCCAAAGGGCAGTTGAGTACCGATGTCGGTGGTGACGTTTGTGGGGTCAAGACCAGTCCCCTGATCGTACCCTGTGTAATTAACAGTAGCCATATCTTATCCTCCTTTCTATAGAGTCTCTACTTACGGCAGTACAGGTATCCAAGAGCCTGGCCCTTGACCACCTTGTAGCCATAAACCATCAACCCTCTTACAATCGTGTCAAAAGACTCGGTAGAACGGAGGGATTCGGTTTTCGTCAACTGAGCCGCAAAAGAAATCGCGTCACGGGTTCCAAACAGAGCATAGTAAGACTTGAACCCACTCGCATCAGTCGCCGCCGCAACGGTATTGACCTGATTCGACCCGTACACCACGAACCGATCAATACCACCCACAAGACCCGTCCTCACAATAGACTTCGGGTCCCCCATCATGGACGCATCCTTGATGTCGCTCTTTTTAATCATCCCGCTTGCCCACGCGGGAAGAACGAGCCAACGGCCTTCCTCCGGGACATCGTTCTCATCCAGCACCGTTCCGCAATCAACGATGTAATCGAGAACATTGTCCTTCGTCAACTGAATCGGGGAACCGGACGCGCCAAGATTGAACGCGGCGGAAATCTTACCCGCAGTAGCCCCGTAGTTGTAGGAATTTGCATCCGCAGCCACCCCCGCCAGAACATCAGCGTCAATGGCAATCTTGAGCTGCTGGGCCGCGTCCCCAGTCCACTTGTTCAGAAGGTCGATGTCGGACTGAACCTTGTCCACATCGTCTAACAGGATGTTCCAGCCACGCCCCTTGTCGATGAGCATTTCCACATCGGCAGACTCAGGACGCTGTTTCGGGAGAACCATACCCTTGTTGTAAGCAAAGGTCGTGATGTCAGGAATCGTGCGGATATAAATTTTATCCCCGCCGCCCTTAATTTCTCCCTCGTGGTCGGTATTACACAGAGCCGTGGCAATGGCCTTAGTGTAATACTTCTTGAGAATCTTCGAGGACCAGATTTCAGGCAAAAACTTACTGGTCCCCGCACTTGAATAATCGGGATGCCCTGCGGCACGTGCTACACTCATAGTGACCTCCTATATGAGGGCACCCGAAAACTGCTATACTAAAGTTCCTTTCAGAATTGCCGCGTCGAAAAGAGCTTCAACTTGAGCTTCCGTCTTTCCGCCCCAATCGTTTGGATTGAAACGGTATCGCGGGTTCATAAACTTTATGTATTGAGTTTTCGTGAGCCCTGTCTGGCTCGCCTTGTTAGGGGGGGTTGGACCCCCAGAACGAGGTGGAGCCGTGAACTTGTTAAGTTTGTCCGGTTGAGGTTCTGTGTTCCCATCCGGTTCCGGTGGCGTTTTGGACGCCTTGAAGTCGAGGAAGAACTGAGAAAGGGTTTTCGCGTCGAGGTCGCGTGCGGCGAATCTCAAAAGGTCTAACTTGGTCGCCTTGGTATAAGGCACGGGAGCATTCAGCCATTCCAGAAATTCCGGGTCCTGGTCAACTTGTCTCCAATCGGCGGCACCGTATTCACGCATCGCAAGGTCGAAACGGTCCTGTTTGCTCAACTGGATGTCGTCTTTGACGCTTTTGATGTCTGCGGAAATTCCGGTTTCCAATTCCTTTCGGAGTTTTGCGATTTCGTCCCGATGTTCCTCCTTCATCTTTTTGATGAGCTTGGCGACTTCGGGATTCACTTCCGCTACCGAATCCATCTCCGGGTCCGATTCCTCTTTGGGGGGCTTTTTGACAGTCTCCTCCAATTCTGAAATCCTTCGTGTGAGTGATTCGGCATAATCCTTCCACTGACCGACTTCGGCACTCAATCTTGGAACTTCGGCTTTATACTTCCCGTCAAGAGTCTGATACTTCTGTTTCCAGTCTATATCGCTCTTGACCTCTTCCTTTGGCGGCGTTACGACTTCTTTTACTTCCGCAACGGGTTCCTCTTTCTGTGGAGTTTCGTCGGCCACCACTTCCGGTGTTTCCGGTTCTGGCGTTTCGGCTACTTCCTCTGGTTTATCAGTCTCCTTTTCTTCGGGCTGATAAACCTCTTTCCACAGCTGTTCCGCCTTCTCTTCCGCCTTCTCCAACTTCTTTTCAATGTAACTCATAGTATCCTCCTTGTGGGCCATAAAGGTCTCCACGGTTACGGGGGCGGGTTATCCGTCTCCCCTTGGTGTCTTGTGGCCGGAACCTCAACCGGCCCGCTTTGTTTCCCGACCCCACGTTTCTTATGTTTCGATTCGGCCCCGGTTCGCTCCGGTTAGGAGAGGTGATATGCGTCGGGCAAAGAAAAAGGGGCATCGAAGGTTCGGCTCCGAACAGCCCCTTAATTCTTTCTTTCGTCCCCTTTGAGTTGGCCGACCCGCAGGAGAACCCGATTATGTCAAAGAACAACCACTAACACACCGTCCACGGTTGCCAATATGGATAATGTGGGTACGGTGGATAATATGGTGTCGGATAAGGATATGGGATATATTCCTTTTTTGTTTGTTTTTCAAACTCATCTGCAATTTTCTTGAACGCATTCAACTCTTCTTTCGCACCTAACTTCCCCCGAAGTTCCGCAACTTCCCTTTCCAAATCCGCTATCCTTTTTTCCGTTTCTTCCTGTGTCATAAATATCCTCCCCCCTCAAAGAACAGTCTATACTATAGACTCTACGATTCCATAAAGTTAGCCACGGTTGCCCCGCTTAATCCTGCCCCACTATAGGTGATGTTCGCATAGATGGTCGTTTCCCCGCTAATCACCGGCAATGGAATGCGATAATTGCCGGAACTTGAAATAACCATCGTATAAGCGGATAGGGCGGTTCCATTAAGTGATGTGTGCCTGTACTTGTCACTCGCATGAAGGGAGGTGTTCAGGGCGTCAAATGTAATCGTAATGTGCGTATCGGTCCCCTGAGTGTACTTGACATACAGGACAACCCCATTACTTTGAATAGTACGATATGCGACTACGAACGAGGGGTCGGTTCCCGATTTGGTTCCTGTGCTACTTGTCACGACATTAGCAGCCATGATTATCCTCCTTTTTCCATGCGTTTAGCGTCTTTCGCGTTTTCTCGGTATTCGTCCACTTTCTTTATGTGTTTCAATATGTCCTCTAATTCAAGGCATCGGCCCTGAGTCTTTATCGTCACTTCCCCTGTATTGGAGTTATTCCCCACACTCTGTTTTAGCCATGAGCTTTCTATCCAACTCACAATCTCAGCCCAGAAGTCATTGTGTTCAAGGGCTTTGATGGCTCTGATTACGTTTTCAGAGGGGCGAATCATCGTCCGATATTCCTCATTCTTCGCATCCGTTCAAGATAGGCCAATTCTTCGGGGCTGAAGGTTCCCTGCATCGTCCCCGTGAGTGGGCGTCCAATCCTGCCTACAGGAGCAACGGGGGGAGAAACGGGAGGGCTTGGGGGTGTGGGGGGAACATTGATTCCCGTTTCGTATCCCGGCACCAATGGGGCAGACGGAGGAGCGGATTGCGCCCCATCTCCCGGCATTGGCCCTATGCGCCCACGCAAATAC